ATCGGCGCTGGGTTGGAGCCAGATCAATGGAGCGGTGAAGCTTGGGGGCAACTCGGCAGCTGGGGGTTATGCTGTGCATTATGATACCGTGAACAAAAAGCTCATGGTCTTTCGTAGTGCAGGTTTTACTCCAGCTGGCACTGTAGCAGCTCCAACTTTTACCGGCTCAGCCTTGGCTGCTCATAGTCACACAGTTCCTGTTACTGCGGGCACGGCTGGTGATGCGGTGACTAATAATGCAGGTGTACTGGAAAGCACTGGAGGTCAAGATTTGACTACCAGTTCCGATACCGCTGGAACCCCGGCGGGTACCAACTCAGCTCCGGCTTTCACTGGAACAGCTGTAGCTGCTGGTGCTCTGGTGCAGGTAGCAAATGCAGTTAATCTCTCAACTGTCACAGTTCGGGTTAGATTCGAGGGAATCTAACTCTCAAGTTTGGGGAGCCTCGTGGTTTGAAGGCGTGAAGCGGGATCTTCGCGCTGGATACCCAGATTCCGCGGGGCTCCCCAAAATCCCCAAAGTGAAGGAGCAATAAGTTAAATGGCTTTTCAGGACACCTGGAATGAGCTATTAGCTCATGTTCCTTCACTCTCCCCCTTTCTAGCTCAGAGATTTGTTAATCGAGCTTGGCGGGAGCTCCGGCAGCGCAAAAGCTGGAGCTTTTTGTTAAAGGAAGGGTTTTTGATTGTACCGGCTAAGATTACAGCGGGGACGGTTAGCGCAACACAGTTTAGCACCACGATCACGCCAGATGCTACTGCTATAGCAGCGCTCAATGCAGCTGGGACTAATCCCCCACTGGGGCGCAGACAGTTTAGGCTCAGCGCTGGTGAGAGGATTTACAATATCAGCACCTGGGATGGAGCTACTCTGGTGCTAGAGGAGCCTTATCAGGAAGCTACAGTTAGCGGGTCGAGCTATCAGGTTCTGAGTGTTTACTTTAGACCCCCAAGTGATGATTTTACCCGATTCATTTCGGTTCGAGATTTAGTTACTAATTATCATATCCGGCTCCACTACACGCAGGAGGAAATAAATCGAATCGACCCCCAGCGCAACACTGAGGGAGATCCTCTTTATGTGGTGAGTTACAAGACTGATACCGATAACATACCAATGTTTGAGCTCTGGCCGACTCCAAGTGTGGCGAGGAGCTACCAGGTTTTATATCAGGGCCGGGGAAGCGACATGGTAGCAAGTTCTGAGTTTCCTCCAGTTATACCGGAGCAGCTGGTGCTTGAGCGAGCTAAGTATCATGCTTATCAGTGGGCTGAAAGCGCAAAAGGTGGAGACCCAAAGCTGGCAGGAAGTGATTGGCGCTACTTAGCAGCTGAAGCAGATCGCAGGTTCAATGAGCTTTACGTCAAAACGGCCCGTGAAGACGAAGACGCTTATATGCAGACCATGCATTTTGCAGAAAGCCGAAGCGGGTTCATGACTCCAGTTGATGCTAACTACGCTCAGAATCACGTAGTTGATTGGATGTAAAGGACCTTGTGGACCGAATTGCAACCCTCCAGGAACTCAAAGACTATCTCACCGCAGGCCTTACTTTGGAAGAAGTCATCGCCCGCATGGAACTCAAGCACGGGATAGCAAAGATATTTGACCACTCACCCCCAGCTATGCAGGGGATGAAATTTCGCTACTTCGTTGTCCCCCTAGATAAAAAGGGACAACCAATAACCAAACTGGCTAAAGGCCAGAATATGTAAAGGAAAAACAAAACGATGGCACTCGACAGTACGATGACATTTGAAATTAAAGGACCCGGAGGCAGCTCAAGTGCTCCAGAGAAGCCCTTGGATGGAACCCAGAGAGACGTTTGGGGCAAGCCGAATGAAAATTCCGGTGGCGGCGAGCGCGGACGCAATCGTGTTCCATCGGTTTCCAAACCGGAGAGCTCGGATAAGATATCAAGCGTGTTCTATGACAGTACCCCAGCGAATCCTGGGTCGCTCGATAGCACACTTGACGACATTTTCCAACTTGGTGGAGACTAACCATTGGCCTTAATTAAAGTTCAAGGCCTAGCCGAGCAGGGTGGGCAGTTTGTTGTAACCTCGGGCGTTAACAGCTCCAGCTATTCATTGGATTCATTTCCACTGTGTACTGTGACTGTTTATGCCGCCGGGACGACTTCGCTGAGCTCTATCTATTCAGATAGCAGCTCAACCCCCAAAGCTAACCCCTTTACCGCTTCTGCTAACGCGGAGTGGTACTTTTATGTTGCTAGTGGGGCACATTATGATATTAAATTTAGTGGAGCGGGGATTGATACCCCGTTTACTATTAGTGATATTGTAGTTAGCGACCCAGCCGGTAGCGGAGGTGGAGGCTCAGCTAGCGTTACGGATGTAACAGCCAGTCCATATAATGCAGACAAAACTGGAGCTACTAGTCCTTATACTGGAATTGCTGCTGCTATAACTGCTGCGGTGGCTGCTGGGACTAAGCGAGTTTATATGCCCGCTGGGACTTATAGGTTCGTCCAGGCTGACTTTACAGCACATACAAACTTAATAGACCTCCTAACCAGCGATAATGTAGAACTCTTCGGAGATGGCATTGGCAAGACAGTTATAGTCATGCCAACTACTATTGTAAAGGGAGCTAGTGGAAATCGCATTGTTGGGGGCCTGGGGAGTAATTGTTGGGTTCATGATTTGACCATAGTTGGTCCAGACCTTACTAATAATGTCTTCAACAGTTCTGGGCTAATTGCCATCGCTGGTGGTGGAGGGCCAAATACCGACAACCGAATCGAGAGGATTGAAGTAACCAACTTTAATGATAACAACACCACAGCTGGAGCTGAAAGTGTTGGTGTTGGAGATGGTGGACTTCAGGTAATTGTTAGCACAACTCTGGGAACAGTTATCACAGCAGGAGAAAGAACTGTTACCCCGGCGTCGATGGTTGGTATAAATTCTGGGGCGGCCCTGCGCATAGGCGGGACAACCGAAGACATTATTGTTACTTCAACCACTACTACCACATTTACAGCCACATTTGCCCAGAATCATGGAGCCAGCGATTCTGTTACGGGGTATGATGAGGGATTCTCTCGGGTTAAGGTTATTGATTGCTACTTTCATGATTCTAGATATGCCACAGCAGTTGATTTCACCAGTAATGGAAACTCCCTTATAGGATGCAGGATTATCAACATCGGTAACGGTGGCACTCAACATGGGATCTACATGAGTGGTGGGGATAATTATGTAGGCTACAATGAATTTCGCGGCCTTTCTGGGTTTGCGTTCCATCAGTATCAAGCTAATGGGAACATGGATATGGCGGGGAATCGCTATGATCATAACTTAATTGTGGGAGGCATCGGAGCAACAATAATAAATGGTACAGCTAACGGCAATAATCCTAGAATGCCTTCTGGAGTTTCTATCCAACGCTACACCACCTTTACGGGAAATGTCTGGATTGATGCTAGCTTGACATCTGAAGTGCCTATTATCCTGAAAGGCAATAATTGGTGGTTTGACGTTGGTAAAACTGGTAGTGTGCAGTTCCCATTTAATTCAAATGTAGGACTTGATAACTTTGTCAATGGGCGGGTGCTGGGAAATTCATATATTAACTCTAGCGCTCCAATCCAAGGTGCGTCCCTTTCTTTGGGAACGGCTATTATTGATACAGGCCAGCAGCCCAATTTCTTGTCGCTCCAAGCCGAAAGCGGCTGGGCAGGAGCCCCAAACAATGGATACGGCTCATCTACTGGTGGGCATTTGTATCTACTGCCCGGAAATGGGCGGAGATTGTTTCGGGTGGTATCGAACCTTCTTGGAGCAGTTGCAGTAACAATAACAACCAGTCCAATTCAAGCTGCTAGTCCTTTGACTACCACTTATACCTCTGGAGTGGATTTCATCCTCGGCTCTGATGATACGCCAGCCCAACTCGCGGTAACAGCTACAAATCTTGCCCTTGCTATAGATGATGGCAGATTTGCCGGGCTTGGTAAGATCGTTGCAGCAAAGCCTACGGGTGCTGATGTTTGGATTATTCCCCAAGCCGGTAGGGCAGTTACAATTTCTTCTAACCAGGCGGCAAGAATAGAAGCTATCAGCGGCACTGATGGAGACGTTTATAGCTTGGTTGGAAATGGAGTAGTAACTAAAGTCCTGTGGCGGGGTGAGGGTGCAGTGCTTTCAATCTCCAGTAATGCAGTTGCGCCAACAAATGAAATTCATCACTGTGGCGCGGGGCTTATTAAAAACATCACTGTGCCTGCTGGATTTACTGGTGGAACGGTTACATTGATTCCAGATGCAGCTTTTACTTATGATGCTACGGGTAATATAGTGGTTCCAGCAGCAGGCGGCACGGCAACTGTAGATAGAGCTATGACTTTCTCGTACTCATCTAGCTCAGCAAAATGGATACCGAGTTACTAAGATAATGAACATAATTAGATGGGCCCTAGGCCGAATACGAAAACTCGCAGCTGACCCAAGCTCTCCAAGCAATGGAGACATTTGGTACAATACTGCTACTAATGAGCTGAAGGCTAGGATAAATGGTGCTAGTACAGCTCTGGGGGCTGGGGGTGCTGGAACCGTAACTGAGGTTACTGGGACGAGTCCGATAGCTGTTGCTACAGGTACTACTACTCCAGTTGTGTCTATAAATGATACGGCAGTGACGCCGGGGAGTTATACTAGCACCAATCTTACTGTAGATCAAAAGGGTAGAATTACAGCTGCCAGTAATGGCAGCTCCAGCGGTATTGGCGGCTCAACTGGCTCAACTGATAATGCAATCCTGAGAGCAGATGGAACGGGAGGGGCGACGGCGCAGTCAAGCTCAGCAGTCATAAACGACGGTGGGGATGTGGTGCTTACATCTCCGGCTCTACAGTCCACCCCCCTAGGACAGCTTCGGCTGCAAGACTCTGGAAACGTCAACAAGAGGGTAATAATTGGTTACGATTCAACGGGTGATGGGTTTGGGTTTATCAATCCAGGTTTTAGTGGCGTAGCGAACACCCCGCTGGATGTCGGTGGTTTAGTGCAAATCGGCTACGGCGCGGGTGGAGGCAGCGGGGGAATAACGTTTAACGCAGATAACAACAATGACATCGGGAGAAGCGGACAGGTTAGACCCCGTACAGGTTACTTTGGGACTTCTTTGATAGCCCCCCATTTTGTCGGCTCCGGCTCTACCCCTTCCATCGCTAACGGGGCAGGTGCTGGCACAACTCCCGGCACCCCAACCGTTGCAGGCACAGACGCAGCGGGGCAAATCACAATCATTACCGGCACACTGCCGTCTGTTTCAGCTGTTGCAGTCACAGTGACTTTTGCTGCTGCCTACGGAACCGCGCCTTACGTTGTTATCTGGCCTGCAAACGCGGCTGCGGCTACTCTCGGCTTCCTTCCTTTTGTCGGCAGCACGACCACGACATTCACGGTGAACACAGGCACAATAGCCCTTGGGGGCAGTACGACGTATGTTTACAATTACGTAGTCGTAGGAGGGCCATAAAGGACACATTAAATGAGATCATACACACTAACCTTAACAACCGCAGGGCAGGCTTATAACATCAACACTCTAATTAAAGCTATAGCTCCAAACGAAGGTGCTTACTTTGGCGGCATTAGCATAGTAGCAGATAATGCAAATGCTAATCCAGTGCTAATTGGCGGGGCCAATATAAGTGCCACAGTTTACGGCCAACGTCTGGAAGCCAATGATGTTTTTAGTCTAGACTCTGGCTGTGCGTTCAATAGCGAGAGCACCTTGGGAATCTTTGCTTGGAGCATCACCACAGCTAGCCAGAAGCTTCATGTAACGCTAGATGAAAGGTAAACTTGGCATCCTTCAGCCACACAACTTTAGCGGCTGCAAGAACCCAACTTGCTCTTAGACTTGGGGACACTAATCAGACCTTCTGGACTTCAGCTGAACTAAATCTATACATCAAAGACGCCTTGCGCACCTGGGGAGCTTTGAGTATGAGCTTTCGGGATAAAGGTCTATTCAGCACTAGCTCTGGAACTAGTCTTTATGATATCAGAACAGAGCTGGATAATGGCAGCGGGGAGAAGATTCTAGCGAGCACCCTACGAGATCGGGATATTGTGAATGAACTCCAGTATCACCTCCTAGAACCTGCTAATAACTGGAGCAGCTCTACCAGCTGGTCAGGCACCGAGATGTTCAGTATGGCTGACCTTGTGCAAGCAGTGCAGAGGCGAAGGAACCAGTTCTTGCTAGAAACAGGCCAGATCATCAGTGCCACCAAGTTCAATGTAATGCCAGGGGTTGCCAAAATTAGCCTCCCTGATACCACCATTGATGTCCGCCGAGTAGCTTGGATAGACGTTACCGGAAGCACCGAGACTAGCTACACCGGCTTGTGGCGGGTTGATAACTATCAGCTCTCTCAGCTTAGCTTAGGATGGAACCTTACCCAGGGAGTTCCAGGAACCTACACTATAGCAGCTTTGCCAGAGACCTACATTGAGCTCGCCCCGAGTCCGATTTCAACAGGGAAAATTCATGTCCTGAGTGTTGAGACTGGAGCTAATCTAGATGTAACCACAGGCACCTTGCTGGGAGTTATGGATGATTTTGCTCATGTTATCAAATGGGGAGCCCTTGCAGATTTGCTCGCTAAAGACGGCCCAGCCAGGGATGAGTCCAGGGCCCAGTATTGCGAGCAGCGTTGGCAAGAAGGGCTGGCATTGGCTGGCATGGAAGGCGGGATTACTCATGCCTTGCTAAATGGCACGGATGCTACTATATGTAGCACATTCGATCTAGACTCAGCCTATCCAACTTGGCAAAGCACCAGCGGGGCACCAGAAGTTATAGCTCTCAACGGAGCTAATCTGCTAGCCCTGTATCCGGTTCCAGATGGAATCTACAGCGTAGTGCTAGATGTAGTGCGCAACGCAGTTGTGCCTAGTGTGGATGGAGACTATTTACAGGTTGGCCGAGAATACTTAGATACCATTCTAGACTACGCTCAGCATCTAGCCGCTTTCAAGCAGGGAGGCAAGGAATTCAAAGACAGCACCGAGCTCTATAAGCGATTCATTCGGGCTGCTACTAGATACAACGGTCGCCTAAAAGCAGCAGTGCCAATGTTTGATTCAGTCTATGGACCGAATCGAGAAGAAGTCCAACGCCCCAGAGTGGAGGCTGCTAATGGCTGAATTTCAACGTAAGTCTATAAAATTTACCACTAGAGGCATTCAGATCTCTCGACCAGTTGACCTTCTGGATGAGGGGTATTTTCTTAGCCTCAAAAACGTCCGAGTCCAACAAGACGGCGCAATTCAGCAGCGGCCAGGGCTGACGGCTGTTACTTCCCCAGCGGTTGACACCCCGATCCACAGCATTCGGCGGCTTAATAATGATGTAGCTGGAGCTTCCCAAGCAGCTGCTCTGGTGGTTGGTGGGGGAACCAAACTATACACCAGCGACTACCCATTTTCGACCCTAACAGAGCGCGACACTGGTTATTCGGGCAATCCCTTGTCAATAGTTCCAACCCGACCAAGCTCTAGTCCAGAGCCTTGGATGTATATTGGAGACAGCTCCAAGATGCGTAAGATAAACGTGGCTGGCACTGATTACCCCATTGGCATAGCTCCCCCTAATACAGCTGCCGCCGCTGCCCTTGGAATTCCGACTCGTAAGGTTATTAGTGATTTTGATACCGCTGCGGGCTGGACCCAAGGCGGCACAGCTGGGGCCCCAAGTGTGACTGCGGATAATAGAGTTAACACAACCATCGCAGCAATCTTGTATGACTCGGGCACCACAGGCTGGGCTTTAGTTAAGCCCACAGCAATGACTGATGATATTCAGCCGGGGCTTAGGCTTACCTTCGGAGCAGCAGCTGAGATAGCTGTGGTCGAGCAAGTTTTTAGCCCAGTAGCAGATTCAACTATTGGAAGTATCACTTACGATTCTGGCACCAGTGGACTTTGCACAATCCAACTTGGAGTCCCGAGTCCTATTGGGATTGCTCCGAATATGCTATTGTATAATAGCACCCAGACTGAGTATGTTAGGGTTCTAGATGTAACTGCGGGGCCGGATGGGCTGGTTAGCTTCCGGTGTAGTACGGCGGCTACATTTGCAGCTACGAATGTTATTCAAGGACCTGCTAGCTTTAGAGCCTATCTTACCGGCACCCGAGCGGGCGGGGATGCGCTTAAGGCTACATTCATGACTTCGGCTGTCACGACTGGTATTGGCTACGTAGATGCGACCTCGGCGCTGGATCTATCTGTAAGCTCAGCCAGCGGCAGACCTTATGCGGAGGACGACGAAATTCATTGCTCTATTAGAGTTGACCACCTAACAGCTCTAACTGAAGGGCGGCTGTACTTTGATGTTGATGGTTCAACCAATGATTTCACCCAGAACTATTTCTACTTCGCCTTTAGACCAAATGATCTAACTGGAGCAATAGCTAATCTTCAGACCACTCTAGCTGCTGAGCAGATTGCCCTTCAGCGAGAAATTGAAGAACTCCGCAACAACCAACGAGACTTGCTACAAGAGGTTAAGCTTTCTTATTATCAGCCTCCAGGCTTCGAGCTAGACTGGAAGGGTAGTCTTATAACCAAAGCCATGATTGAATCTGGTTATGGAGATCCTAACTGGCCCGGCGATACTTCTAAGTTCGGCCAAGGTGGCGCTGGGCCCTCCGGCCTTGGGCCAGGACTTCCAGGTGATCCAACTGGTGGTAGCGCGAGTCCGGGGCAAACTGCTAGTGGTGACTCCCAGTGGTCGGAACTGAAGTTCAAGCTCAAGGATTTAGTTAGGGTTGGCTCAGATACCACAAAGACCCTTCGGGATGTTAAAGCTATTAGAGTCCAAGTTAACGTTACGGCAGCAATCAATCTAGATATGGACTCTTGGTGGATAGGTGGCAGCTACGGACCGGATGCACAAGAGAACCCCATTACCTATCGGTGGCGATACCGGAGCTCCACTACTGGAGCAGTTAGCAACCCAAGCCCAGGCTTGAGGTCTGGAGTTGAGCCCCACAGGGAGCAGGTTGTGCTTACTGGTCTGACCGCCAGCTCGGACAGCCAGGTTGACTTTAAGGACATCTATCGTCGCGGCGGGACCTTGCTGGATTGGACCTACGTTGGTAGCGTGGCTAATGCTACAACTACGTTTACTGATAACTACCTAGACGATGAGCTCTTTAGTAATCCAATACTGGAGTTTGATAACTTTCAGCCTTTTCCAGTTCTGGATACCCCCAAAGCTGGTACTTGCAATGTATCGGGCACTAAGGTAACTAGAGCTAGCGGAGATAATTTTAACACTAGTTGGGCTCCAGGATCTATTATCATCATCGACGGTGTGGCTTATACTCTATATGCCAGCCCGACTTCCACCACAGTTTTGGAAACAGTAGAAAATGTCGGCACCAAGTCTGGGGTGGCATTCACTCTTCCCAGCCCAACGCTACAAGGCCAGCCACTACCAGTTCTCTTTGGCCCCTATGGGGGTGGAGAAACTGGGATATTCATATTTGCACTGGGTTCGACTCAACAGCCTGGAACCTTGTTCTGGACTAAAGGCAATGACCCAGACAGTGCCCCGACAGCGAATCAGCTTGAGATTACTTCTCCATCCGAGCCCCTAGTTGCTGGCTGTATATATGATGGTAGGCCTTATGTTTTTACCTCCGAGCGGATGTATGTTATTAACCGGAGTTTTGATGGCACTAGTGATTTCGTAGCTCAAGAGGTAGCTAATAGCAAGGGGGTCATTGGTCGCTGGTGTGTGGCGGTTGGCGAAAAGATTTTCTTTGTCTCTAAGGATGGAATTTATGCAACCGATGGGACTGGTACAGTTAAGAGCCTGACTGATGCTGGGCTTTACAATTTCTTCCCGCATGATGCTGGAGCGAATACCCTAGTTGGGCTGGAATACCAAGGCCTGATTGCATTAGATATAACCGCACCGAAGTTTTTCAGGCTCAGTCAATCTAATGACTTTCTGTATTTTATCTATAAAACAAGTGGAGTTTATTACACACTAGTTTATGACCTAAGGCGAGAAGCATGGTTCCAGGAGGTTTACAGCCCGACTATAGTTTGCTATTACCAGCAGGAGGGCGATGGTCAATATGGTTCCTTCTTTGGGCTTAGCAACGGGACAGTTTATAAGTACGGTACTGGTGCTGATACCAGCAGCCACAGGGTGTTGACGCCATTTTATGACCTTGGCGATTCGAGGAGTCAGAAGTTAATTCGAGATATAGTTATTGATGCTGACCGGGGCGGCTTTGGGGCAACTCCGGCTGGAACACTGACAGTTAAGATATATATAAATAACAACCTGTCAACAGTCTATCAGACATTCACACTATCTGGTGGAGCTTCTGGTGCTGGAAGACAGCAGGCTATAATAGATGTGAATAGCGGCATTGGGGTTCTGGCTAGAACCATTGCGCTCGAACTAACCTGGACTGACGCAGTTACAATGGCTCTGTATGAGTGGAGTCCAAGTTGGCTGGTCAAGTCTGAGCAAACCGAGGCCAGGTTTACAGATTGGACTGATGCTGGGATTCCGGGGGACAAACGAGTTACTGGATTTATAATTGACGCGGACACATATAATAATAATAAATCAATTCAGATCCAGTATGATGGTGGGGTGGTAGCTCAAACATTTACCGTCAACCATAATGGCCAGCGGAAGATTGCTTATGCCCTAGCGACTCCGTTTATTGCTAAACTGCTAAGGCTCGGACCTTGGACACCAGGGGTTGGTGCTGATGAGACCCCTTGGTACCTAGAGGGGGTGGACTGGATTTATGAGTTGGTGCCGGAGTTTCTGGCTCTCCAACCCGATTACAGCGATGACGGAGACCCAAGAGCTAAATGGCTCCAGGGATTCGAGCTCGAAGCAGATACTGGGGGCTCAAATGTCACCTTGACACTTCAAGGAGATGGTGCTACACTTGAGACGTTCACGGCGAACCATAACGGTCGGTTGGTCGTGCCTTATAGCCTCACCCCAAGTGCTAGCGGTCAGCTGCCGATTGTTCATGAAATGCGGCTCTTGCCCAATGGTAATATCCGGGTCTGGAAAATCAACTGGGTCTGGGTCCCAGAAGCTGAGCTAGTTAAGAATTACATTACCCCCGGAATGGTCCTTGAGCCTGGCCGGGATGTGATGAATCCTCTAGGATTCTACCATCTCAAAGATTGCTACATTACCCACCGGAGCACCAGCGATATCACCTTCGTGATTAGCGTAGATGGAACTGATACTACAATGACAATCCCAAATAGCGGCGGCCTGCACAGGAAGACCTATTTGGTGCTTCCTGTACTCAAGGGCAAGAGCTTTCAGTTCCGACTGACTAGCACTACGAATTTCCGGCTCTATGCAGACGATAGCGAAGTTCGAGCCAAGGTCTGGGGCAGCGAGGGAGACTATCAGGTCTTTCATCCGTTTGGGGTGGATAGACCTCTAGAGCATGGAGGCACAGCTGCGGAGATTTAATTATGGCAATGACACGGATAGAGGTTCAGGGCAAGGCAGATGATCGGGTAGCTAAGGCTATCAGGATGTTGTTTGACTATGTGGAGATTCTGAAGGGCAGCTTAGATGAGCTTAAAGGGGCAACCCAGAAGGAGGTTCCAGCAGCTAGAACTGGGGGCTTGTTAGAACAAGGATTGAATCTAGGTCTCAGCGCTCCAATTAAGATCAGCTCCGGTAATGGAACTCCAGAGGGAAGCGTTTTGGGGAGTGTTGGAGATCTATATGTAGACCAAAAAGGCGGAGCGGCTACAGTGTTGTATGTTAAGGAGACTGGAAATTCCACTAGAAGTGGCTGGGGCCCAAAATGAAGCAATGCAAAATCTGTAAAGAAACGAAGCCTCTGGATGACTTCCACTTGTGTAAAGCCCCGCACAGGGCCTCTTATTGTAAGCCCTGTCAAGCTAAGTTCATCCGTCAATGGAGGCTTGAAAATCTTGATGAGCTAAAGGCCAAGAAACGGGCTTACTACGCCCTCCATGCTGATCCACATAAGAGATGGGCCACTCATATGTATTCTCGATATGGCATTACAGAAGAGGACTACCAGATTATGTGGGCGAACCAGCAAGGCAAATGTGCCATCTGTGGGCGGAAGGAAACCCAAAATGCACGGCAGAAGCGGCTTGGAATTGACCACTGCCATAGTACGGGGTTAGTAAGAGGGTTACTCTGCGACAAGTGTAACAATCTTTTGAGCAGGGCCGATGACAACATTGACGTTCTTCAGAAGGCAATCCAGTACCTGAGGGCGTCTCAGAAAGTGAAGGGGGCTGCAAAATAATGATTACCTATAGATGGCTGGAGCCGCAGGAAGTGGAGAGTCTTAGAGCTATATTTGATGTCAATGGCGGCGAGCTGCCTGACCCCAAGCTAAGCGCTATTTACGGCGCATTGAATGATGAAGGCAAGGTGGTCGGGTTTCATGTAGTGCAGCTGGTGCCTCACGCTGAGCCAATGTATGTGGAGCCAGAATACAGAGCTAAAGTAAATTGGAGGGAATTTCAGCGGGGCGTTGAATCAGTTATGCAGGGAGTTGAATATTACATATTCCCCAGCGATGATAGGGTAGCCAAACTCTGCAAACGCGGTGGAATGGAAGAGGTGCCTATGCGGGCTTTTAGGAAAGTAGCAGGAAAAAACTAGGATGTCGTTTATGAAAAAGGTCCTCAAGGTAGGGCTGCCAATAGCTGCTAGCCTGATTCCTGGCATAGGACCGCTGGTAGGTATCGGTGCTAAGCTGGCAGGTGGCATTGGCGCAGCAGCCGGTGCTGCCGGAGGATTACTGAATTCTAGGGGTGGAAGTTCTAGTTCGGGTTCTAGCTCTAGTGCTAACCCAGACCAACTAGCAACTAATCAGGCTCTTAGAGATGCCATAGCCAAACAGGGCACTATGAGCCAAGGGCTGATAGACCAAGGGAAACCCCTAGTAGGTCAAGGTGCTGGCTACATGACCAATGCTGGGGATTACTTCAAGAACCTACTTGGTGGCGGCGAGGGATTGAATAGGGCCCTAGCCGGGCCGATATCAGATCTTAGAACTGGCAGCCAAGCGCAGCTGCAGAATATTGCTAAGTTTGCACCTAGAGGAAACACGGCCCAACTATTAGGCGACCAGCAAAGCCAGCTAGGAAGTCAAATAGCACGATTGAGATTTGGGGCACAAAGTGGAGCTGCGAGTAGCTTAGCAGGAATAGGGCAGGGACTGCTGGGGAGCGGAGTTAATTTGCAAACTGGAGCTACCGGGGGAATGAATGGCATTCTTCAAGCCCTATTAGGTCAGCAAGGCCAGCAGAATCAACTAGAGATGTTTAAGTCTCAGCAAAGTGCTGAAAAGTCTGGAGCCTTTGGCGAAGGCATTGGGAACTTGCTGGGGATATTGCTATCTCCAGGCGGACTACTTAATAAAGGAAAGACTTCTAAGCCTCTGAGTCTTCCCGGAAAGTCGGGGCCATAATGGGAGCAGGAAACTTATTTGCAGGCCTAGTTAAAGGCTTCGGCGGCACAATGGAGCGAGGATATGCGCGTAAGCGAGAGCAGGACTACGCTATGGAGCAGTCTCAGCGACAGCTAGCTCTTAGTGCGCTGATAAATGATCCTAACCTTCCTGGGCATGCTAAGAGATTGGGCTTAAAGAACCTCGGCATGCCGGATGAACTAGCAGCTGCTCTGGTGCCAGATATAATGGTAGAGAGCGGTCAGTATATGGCTGAAGAGGCACCGCCCAGCGTGGCTACGCCTAAGATCCAGGGCCAACCAGTTGTGCCGCCGATGCCTCAAGGACCAGCACTACAGCAACAGGTTCCAGTGGATAATAATGCCCCTCTGCCCCCAGGCAGAAGCCAACCACAGGATCAACGAGTTGGCGGTATGGCTGGAGCAATGGCCCCAATGCCACGGAATCCACTGGTGGACCATCCAGCTATCTTACCACCAACTGGTGGGAGCCCAGCTATAGAGGGCCCAGCTCCGGTTACTAGTAGATATACCGGAGGAATCGGAAATCAAATAGACGAACTAGACCAGCGGATAGCTGGCATCCAACAATCGCTTCGGCATGGAGCTCCGATGATGAAGAGCAGCTTAGGGATGAGTCAGCAGCAAATGCAAGAAGCTAGGCAGCAAAGGCTGAGGGACAGTGAACTGGAGCGCCAATGGGGAATGCATCAGTTGGAAAGTGCCTTGAGTCAAAAGACTGCGTTGCAGAACTTTGGGATTGAATCTCAAGCTAGAGAGCAGAGCCAGTTGGCAATGATTTCAGCTGAGTTTCAGGCTAGAGTAAAGGCCATCGGGGATGCTAGAGGAACCCCATTAAATCCTATGGAGATCAATCAGCTAGCTGGAATCAAACTTGGCCCAGCTGAGGAAGAGATCCAGACTGAGGCTAATCTTTATAGAAAAGCCTCTGACCCTAATGCCCCATTCCCCGAAAGACAAGCCGCCAAGAATCAGCTTGAAGCTCTTCAGACTGCACGACTGGGCCAGAAGGCCAACATTCAAAATACTCTAAGTGAAATAGCCAAGCGCAATCGAGAGGGCTCACAGACTGACCCGCAAGATGCTGCTAAAGCTGCTCAAATGAAGAGCATGATGGTCTTCGGGCCGCAGCAGAGGGATGAGTATGTTAAAGCTAAGGCGCTGGAGATTGAACAGCAACTGACAAGTGAGCTTAACCTAGCGCAGCAGAGTGGAACTATTCAAGCTCTAGATCCAGAAATGATGCACGAGCTCCAACTATTAAAGGCTAATCCAGGAGCTATTAAGAGCTCCGCTATACGTATGGCCCAGAAGGAAGCAGATAAATTTAGAGAGGCTATGTCAGGAACCTTCTTTACTTATGCTATGCAGGGCAAAGAGCCCATTATGCTAAGAGAGGTTCTAGAGACTGCCAAGCGGGCTGGAGCAGAAAACTCAGACGCAGCTAATCAAGTCTGGACGGCTGTGAAGAACGCCTATGCAGCTGGACAGATTATAGTATTGCAAGACGATCTCACGCCGTGGCCCAATCCAGGCGGGGAAGTAGCTAAGCCAAATGCCAGGATTCCTCGAAGAGCTAGAAAGTAAAATCACACCAAGACGGCGGACTCGAAGCAGGGCTGGAGGTTTGACTCCAGAACTGGATTCGCTTATCCGGAGCTCGGCGGATGAAATTGGTATTCCACACGATGTTGCCCTTCGGCAGCTGGGGCAGGAGTCTAGCTACAAGAGCAATGCTGTTAGTCCTAAGGGAGCTCGTGGGTTCGCCCAGTTTATGCCGGGAACGGCGGCGCGTTATGGGGTAGATGTTAATGATCCTGTTAGCTCCATTCAGGGCTGGAAGCGCTACATGAGTGATTTGCTGGGGATGTTTAAGGGAGATCTAAGTTTAGCCCTAGCGGGTTATAATGCTGGTGAGGGCGCGGTGAAGAAGTATGGTGGCATTCCCCCATATAGAGAAACTCAAGATTATGTGCAGAAGATCCTAGGTGGAACCCCGGTTCAACAGCAACCTAGGGGTGGGGGATTCCTTCAACAGCTAGAGCAGCAAGTTAGAACCAAGCGGCCAAAGGGACAAGTAACTCAGCCAGCAGCTCAGGCCCCTGTGCAACCCCAGGCTCCAACACAAAATCGCATGGCAGGCGCTAGAGTTGAAGGAGAAGTAAGTTCCATCGCCTCTTCAGCTAGGCCCTCCCTTGGCGAGTCTATAGCAGCTAGCTCGGCTTTTAATCCTGGAGCAGCCGCTGTTACTCGCGGTGTAGTTGGTGGGGTTGGAGGCTTCCTGGGCATGATTGGTAGTGGTATAAGGTATGGGAATATTCCAGTCCTAGTAGCTGAAGACATTTATGATGTAGCCACAGGTCGGGATAACCCAAGACCTACTACAGCTATGGCTCAGCCTTTTTATAAAGCCGAGGATTGGCTCAAAGGCAAACAGGAGGAGATGAGAGCTCTAGCTCCAGCTCCAAGGAATGCTGTTGAACGCTTTGGCCTAGCCCTCAATGAAGGTATTGGTAGCACTGGAGTCCAGCTTCCAGCTCTTGTGGCTGGAGGCGAAGTTCTCGGCGCTGCTAACTTACCACTCCAAATGGCCATGCAACGGGGACGCGAAGGTACTAAGGGAATGGCTAGGGGCTTTGGTGAGGGTATGGTTTATCACTTTGGTATGGGCTTGACTGCCCCACTTGGGCGAGTAGCTAATGCTCTTATCTGGGGTACGGCAGCTACTGGGCAGGGATTGGCTGAAGGAGCTGAACTACCAGAGGCTCTAGCTGGGGGCTTGAATATGGGAGCTCTTAGCACTATGGGGCCGGAGAGAGTTAAGGTTAGAGATGCTAAGACTGGAACTGTTCGCCCCGCAACAGCTAGAGATTTGATTCCAATTCAGCGAGGCAAAATTGAAGTCCTACCTCCAAGTTACCTTGAATCCAAGCTTGCACCTATGCGTGGGCCAAAAGATAGCGATGTGCTTAGTGGGGCTGAGGTTAAGAGCAGGGCGCAGAAGATTGAAGCGATTAGAGCTCAGCGAGCTGCTAGGGTGCAGAGTATTAGTGGGGAGACCCTAGTTCCAAAGGAGCCAACCTCACCAGCAGCTAGAGCAGAAGCTGAAGCAGCTGCTAAACAGGTTGAAGCAGAGACACCAGAGAGTATTCGTATTCGAGAGCAAGGTCAGACGTGGACTGAAGATCCAACACCGCCAAGTGAATCCTATAGCGAGTGGAGTAAACGAACTGCCGCAGAGTTGCAGAAAAAGTATCCAACAGCCACGGTACTTCAAACCGAAGACGGTCGCGGGCTAGAAGCCGCCGACTTAGTACGCGGAGCAACCGCAGTACACCGAGCTAAGGTTTATGAAACGATCAAGTACCCTAGCTTTGAGGCAGGGAAAGAACCATCCAGCGCAGCCCCCGTTGCTTCACCCCTAGAGCAGCCAGCTAGACCTGAAGTCTCTGGTGAAGTAGTGGAGCAAACGAAGTCTGCACAGGTTACGGTCAAGTCTATGGGAGATGGGAGGTTTGCTCCTTACATTAACGGGAAGCCGATGGAATACAGTGCGCCCGGACAAGTGAAGTCTTACGTGGGGAAAGAAAAGGCTTTGGCTACGGGGCGGGCCATGTTTGATGCGCACCCTGAGTGGTATCAATCAAAAGCAGCAACAGAGCAGATAAAGCCAGAGCTACAAAAGAAGAAATTCTCAGCCCAGCAAGACTACGAAATCCGAGACGCCCTTGAGCAATATGACCCCAACATGCCCATTGGCTTCGATGAGATCGCACCAGAAGGCACAACTGTACCTGAAGCTCAGCTAACCTATAGAGCCGAACGTCTACGCTCTAGCTCTGAGGAAGAGCCTCTATATATTGTCGATCCCGACAAAGCCGCTCCGCCAGAGCTCCGAGCCGAGATAGCTTCTGACCCTGAACTAGGCTCTGCTGTAACCTACTTGCGGCAAGTCTTCGAGGATGCTAGGGCTAAAATCCAAGCCAGCTGGGGCGGCAACGAATATATGCAGGGTCTCTACAAGGATACCAAGTTCGGCGGCATAACTCTAGGTTGGCATAAAGGAGTTCACAGCCCGGGCGAGGGAAGCTTTGTTAACCCATTCGCGTCTGTGCGGGAAGCTATTCGTCTGTTTAATAATGGTACTCTAGCAGAAGACGCCCTGCCAAAGTACGTAGCTCGGGACTGGATCGCCAGCACCATCCATGAACTAACCCACACCGAGCTCCCTCATGCACCAAAACCCGACCGAATGTTCGAGCTGGCTCTGAAAGAAAACCTTCAGCTCTCTCGAAGCATCCTAAAGCAGCACAGGGAAAATCTAATAGGCCTCCTAGAACGAGGCGGAGAATCATTTTATGAAAAACTCATCACCTACGACAAGCGCATCAGCAACGAGCGTACCCGAGCCTTTGAGCGACGACGAACTGGACTTTCTGGTGCTGATAATGCACAACTTAAACAATCCAGCAGCACTCAAGGCACTCCAGGATATGGCGAGCCAAGAGGGAGTGAACTTCGAGAAGGTCTTGCGGGCAGCGAAGAGCGGGTCAGCAAGCCAAGCGCCTCTATCTTCCAAGAACGTAAGTTCAACCTAGAGGACCCAGCTGAGCGGGAGCAGCATGAACGGCTCACTGAGTTTATGGGGCCTAAGAGTATCTTTAAGCGCAGCGATGGATCGTTCCAAGAGCTCTACCACGGCACCACTAAAGACTTTGAGGCCTTCAAACTCAATGGGGACTTAGGTATTCATTTTGGTACCTCTAAGGCGGCGGTAGATAGAATCACTGAAAGCATTGACTCAGTGGCTGTCAGGGGAGAAGGTTATGAGAGAAGAGCTAGTAGCACAGAGCGCCAAACGGGAGTTCTAGAGCAGTGGCCTGGTAGACCAAAGGAAGCTCTGGTAGCCAAGAAACCTCTAAACGTCCTACCAACTTATGTAAGGATCGAGAACCCAGTTACCCTTCCAGACCTAGGAAACTTCGCAGCGCCCCTTGGTGTGGCTAAGGCATTGGCTGATGCAGGAGTCTTTACTGAGCCAGATATCCAGCAGATACGTAGCGTTTACCGAAAGACTGAAGGTGGACCTAAGGCTCAGCAAGCCGCTGCTATGGGCGTAGTTCGAGCCAAGCTTCAGGAGATGGGATACGACGGAGTTCGCTACAAGAACGCAAGTGAGGACCCAGGTTCTATCAGCTACATAGCCCTAGACCCAACCCAGGTCAAGTCCGCCATCGGCAACCTTGGCACCTATGATCAGTTCAACTCCAGCATTCTCCATGCTGCTGACCCAATTAGTCTCGGCATCAAGGGCATAGTTGAATCCGGCAAGCTCTTGATGAAAGGTGTTCAAAGTTTCAAAGACTGGAACACCCGCATGACCATCATGCACGGACCAGGAATCCGCCCTCACCTGCGAGCCCTGTGGGATATGGCCCTAGGGAAATTCATCAGCGATGATATCATCGGAGCTTCCAAGAAAATCGCCCGAGGCCTCCTCGATACCAAAGACACCTTCCAGCGTTATCTAGCGCCAGCCTCCCGAGGCCCCAGTGCTCTCAGAGCTGCCATGATAGTCCGCGAGCGCAGCGCAGTCGAAGATCGCAGGCTCAACCATGCTATCTATGCAGTCGAAGACGGACGGAAGCTGCTTGAAACCCTCTCAGTTCCAGAGCGCTATGATCTGATTGACAAAATCGAGCTCGGCCAAATCGATCAACTCCCAGACCATCTCCAACCAGTAGCTCGTACTATGCGCAGGCTCAATGATGAAGCTACAGCTATGATCCAGCGCCACGGCAAGCTGAAGGAGGCAATAGAGAACTACTTTGGTCACTTATGGAAAGATCCAGCCAAGGCTACCGAGCTCTACCAAGACCTTATGCGCAAGCAAAGCTCTACTCGCCCCCTAGCTGGCCGCAAAGGGTTTATGCGCCAACGAACTTTTGCAACCTTTAAGGATGGCATTGATGCAGGGCTAGTTCCAGTTAGCACTAATCCAGCTGATATGTTTGTGCTAAAGTATCATGAAATGTTGAAGTTCCTTAAAGCTGCTGAGATAGCTGCTGAGCTCAAAGAAAAAGGCCTGAGCAAATACGTCAAGTCCGGCCATCAAGCTCCAGACGGCTACGCCAAGGTTAACGATTCTATGTTCACTGTCTTTGGTGGACCAGATAGCAGACCCCAAGGGGGCAAGCTAATCAGAGGCGAGTACTACCTACCAGAACCAGCAGCTAGAGTTCTAAACAACTACCTTAGCCCTGGCCTTCGCGGCAACACTGGCTTTAGAGGTTATATGTTTCTAGCCAATACTCTCAACCAAGTTCAACTTGGCTTAAGCGCATTTCACTTGGGCTTTGTAACTGTTGATGCCAGCACCAGCAAGCTCTCACTAGCGCTCAACCAAATGGCCTCGGGGCAATTTTTAGAAGGGGCAGGCTCAGTAGCTCGATCCAACCCTATCACTGCTCCACTTGAAACCCTCTACCGAGGCTCTAGGATGCTTCAGGAAGCCAGAACTCCAGGCTCTCAGGACACCAAGTATGCTGAAGCAGTAGCTGCCCATCAAATGGGCGGTGGTAGGTTCCAGCAAGAACGAGTCTATACCAACGAAATGGTGCGCAAGATGAAGACCGCTTGGCGAGACGGCAACGTCCTTGGAGCAGCTATTCGAGCCCCCTTTGCAGCCATTGAAAAAGCCTCAGAGCCAGTTATGAGATATACCGTCCCGAGGATGAAGCTTGGGGTGGCTTATGATCTCTATAGAATGGAAATCCAGAAGAACCCCAACATAGACCAAGAGAGTGCCAGGATTTTATTCTCCAAAGTCGTTGATAGCGTTGACAATCGCCTAGGTCAAATGGTCTATGATAACCTATTCTGGCACCGAGCTGCTAAAGACATAGCCCATGCCACAGTTCGTTCGGTTGGCTGGAACCTAGGAACTTTCCGCGAGCTTGGTGGGGGAGCTACAGATGTGTTTACTAAAACTCTCCGAGGCAAAGGCTTGAGCTATCGCACTAGCTACCTAATAGCTCTACCTATTTGGACTGCTATGCTAGGTTCTATAATCCATTATCTCTACAATGGCAAAGGCCCAGAAGAACTCAAGGATGCCTACTTCCCTCGCACTGGAGCAACCGATGAACGCGGCAATCCAGAACGAGTAAGTCTACCAAGCTACATTAAAGACATAGTTCACTACCAGGATCTCTGGCGGGTTGGCCCTAAGTCTCGCCGGACTTTAATCAATAAGCTCCACCCGTTGCTGGGCTATACCGCCGACATGCTCCAGAATCAAGACTATTTTGGTGTCGAGATCTACAACGAAGATGATCCTCTAGGCCAGAAACTAAAAGACATCGCCAGATTCACAGGCAAGCAATTCCTCCCCTATGGAATCCAGAACGTGGCCAAGGAACGCGAACGTGGCTCTAGCTTTGCCAAGAGCATTCCTGCTTTCTTTGGTCTGACTCCAGCTCCAGCTGATATCAATCAAACAGCAGCTGAGGAAGAGATGTATAATATCGAGCAAACCACCAGACCGGAAGGCTCCAAGACCAGAGCCCAGTCTGACCGATACCAAGCTCTATTCAAGATTCGCCAAGCTGCCGCTAAGCATGACTTTCAAAAGGCCCAAACCCTAGCCACCCAAGCCCGCGAATCTGGCCTGATAACCCCCAAAGACATTGAGCAAACCTTTACTAATGCCCAGACTCCAGAATTCCAGCGCCGCTTTGAGCAGCTCCACACCCCAGAAGAGCGCCTAAAAGTCTGGAAAAAGGCCAACACCAAAGAGCGTCAAGAGGCTCTACCTGTAATGCTCAAGACCCTTCCCAAGCTCCTAGAGCTTCCACCCGCCCAACAAAAAGACCTCCTAGGTCGTTATAAAACCGCCCTTAAACCCTACACCCAAACCAGCCCATAAACTAAAATGACTTCACTACTTCTAATTGACCTCCCAACTATCCTCCTCTCTCCAACCGCCGCTGTAATTCAATGGCTCGGACTTGGAGTTTTATCCATTCTTAATGGCTGGCAATTCTTTTCTCGTCGCAGCAAGCAAGGGCAGGCAGATGAAATAGCTCAACTCACCCTAGCCGTTAATGCTCAAGCCGAAGAGCTCAAAGTGCGCCGCGAGACAGTAGACAGGCTCCGGAATGAAAGCGTAGCCAAGTCAGAAGAAATAGGCCGTCTAAGTGCGGCTACTGACCTTAGACCCCTAGTTCAAACTATAGCTGACTGGGTCAAAGAGGGTAGGGAGAGATTCGAACGGGCTGACCGCCATTTAGCCAGAAACCACGTTGAACAAACCCAAGCTCTAGCTGAAGTAGTGATAGCTCTCAAGGGAATGGAAGCTACCTCCCAAGCTACTACCTCTACCCTCCAAGCTATAGAAAGGAACTTCCTCGTATCGAAGCCTCAGTAATGTATGACATAAACTTAACCCACAGAGAGCTCGCAATTCTAGCCCGCGAGAGCGACCGCCGCTATAGTGAAGTGGCCCAAGAGCGTGAGAAAGCCCTCAAGATAAAAGACGAAGCAGACCGGAACGCTCTGTTGTTGGCTCGGGAAATCCAGACCTATAAGGACGAAAAAGCCAACGAGCTGCGCGAGCAAATCAATAGCGAGAGGGGACATTATGCTACTAAGGATGACCTTAAGGCAGCTATAGAAAAGGTAGACACCAAGATAGACCCAATCCTAGCCTATGTCCTAGCGCAACAAGGCGGCAACAAAAGCCTTGCCAACTGGTGGGGCTACATTGTTGGAGCCATCGGTGTGGCTGCAATTATCTGGGGCGTATTGCAGCAATAAGTCTTGACAAACTCCCTCCAGCTAGGGTATACTCTAGCTACTTCTTTGCAAAGAAAGGAAAAACCAATGGAAGAAATGTTGATCAATATGGCCGTGAGCATCCTGCTCGGAGTCATTAAGAACCCAGCTAAGAAAGAAAAGGTCCGAAAGATTTGCGTTAAAGTATTTAACTCAATCCGTGCGGCCTTCCCCAATGACCCTGATTTCCAGTGCTAACTCATGAGGGAATGCACCAAATTCAGTGAGCGGCAATTTGCAGCTCTCGATTTCAAGCTCAATGCCCTTATCGGCGCGGTTAACCGCCATGCCGATAGTACCGGCAAGTGGCTGGCTATTATAGCCCAAGCCATAGCCGGTCAAGACAAAGACGCAATCGAAGCTCAAGTTGCCAAACTCAACCAAGCTACGGAGGCCCTCGATGCCGCCGTTGACTCTAACCAACCCCAAGAAAAGGAAAACTAAAATATGTCCCAGTCAATCGACGACCTGAAAGCTGCTGTAGAAGCAAGCGTTACGGTCCAGGAGAGTGCTATTGTGCTCATTAACGGCATTGCAGATCGCATTGCCCAAGCAGGTGTAGATCCTGTTGCCCTCCAGGCAGTAGTAGATTCCCTCAAGGCTGAAAGCACTAAGCTCAGCGATGCAGTGGTAGCCAATACCCCAAGCGCCTAGCCCTAAGGCTTGACAAATCCCAGCCAACAAGGTAGAATCCCGTTGTGCGTAAGATAAATCAAGCAGGACTAGAGCTAATCCAGCAATCAGAAGGCCTACGGCTCGTGGTTTACCGCGATCCCGTGGGTCTTCCCACTGTGGGCTACGGGCATCTGGTTCTAGCAAAAGACAAACTCAAGATAGGAGACAAAATCACCCAAGCTAGAGCTGAGCAGCTCTTGCGGGATGATCTAGCTAGCGCTGAGCGAGCTGTAGAGAAACTGGTGAGTGTACCAATTTCGGACAACCAGTTCGCGGCTCTTGTTTCCTTTATATTTAACCTCGGCTCAGGCAACCTTGCCAAATCAACCTTGCTTCGCAAACTAAATCGCCGCGACTACGCCGGAGCTGCCGAGCAATTCGGGCGCTGGATCTTTGCAGGCAAGCCACCAAAGGCGCTTCCTGGACTAATCAAGCGTCGAGCTAGGGAGAGAGAATTATTTCTAAAATCCTAAAATTCATCTGGAGCCGCATCCGTGGCGAGCCTGTGGCTACCGCATTTCTAGTCCACACCGGCATCTTGTTAATGGTATCATTTGGTGCCCCGATAACGACTGCCCAGGTTGTTGAGCTAGATATCTTTATGGGCGCTCTGTTGACTTGGATAGTGAGACAAAACGTGAGCCCCGTTAGCGGAACGCCTGTAGTTTAAGCGGGGAGGAATTTCCCTCACCCCATGATGGCGCAAAGTCGTGGCAGTTCCGAGCGCAGCTCGGGTAAAACCTTAGCTAAGGTAATCTGCCCTCGCGCCTTTAGAGGACTTTATGAGTAAACCAAAGATTCGCAGATTGTTCTTTGACCTAGAGGTTAGCCCCAATGTGGCTCTTTGTTGGAGTGCTGGTTGGGAGCAAACTATTCCATATCAGAACATCGTTAAGGAACGGGCTATAATTTGTGCTTGCTATAAGTGGGAAGGGGAACGTAGGGTTTATTGCCTAAGATGGGACAATGGGGACGACAAACAACTTCTCCAGGAATTTGTCAAAATCCTAGAGTCCGCAACGGAAGTTATCGGGCATAATAGTGATAAGTTCGATCTCAAATGGCTTAGAACTAGATGTGCTTTTCATGGCATTCCTATGTCTGTGTTAATTCAAGGGGTTGATACACTGAAGATTAGCAGAGGCAGGTTCAAGTTTAACTCTAATCGTCTAGATTATATAGGTCAGTTTCTTGGAGTTGGAGGCAAAGAGAAGATAGAAGATTATGGCGGGCTATGGCGGAAGGTCACGCTGGAGAACAACAAAGCAGCTTTAGCTAAGATGATCTCCTACTGCAAACGAGACGTTGTGCTAGTAGAGGATGTCTTTCACAAGCTCCAAGCTTATGCTCCAGTTAAGACCCACGCAGCGGTAATGGCTGGGGGATCTAAAGCAGACTGCCCAGGATGTGCCAGCTCCAAAGTTCAACGTAGGGGGTATCGAATAACAGCCGCTGGAGTTAGGAAGCAAATCATGAGCTGCCAAAGCTGTGGTAGAAACTTCACGGCAGCGATAACTAAAGGAGGCTAAGTTTATGAGTTATGGACAGACTCGAAAGGGCAGTTTTATTGAAAGCCTAGTCAATGTAGCAGTAGGTTATACCATAGGCCTCGTCTCCAACATTATCATTCTAGGAGCTTATGGAATTAAAGTCACACTAGGGACCCAGGTTATCCTCACAACTTGGTTTACGGCAGTTAGCATAGCTCGCAGCTACACTCTGCGAAGAATCTTTAACTGGATAACAGGAAGGACAGAATGCGACAATTCAGCACCGGAGCAACCAGAGATACCGACGAAGGAAAGTTTGACCCAGAGGGGTTCTTTAGCCCTGTAGTTCTACTGCGCTTCAGCGAGTACATGGCTAAGAACCGAGTTCAGGCAGATGGAAACACAAGAGCTTCAGATAACTGGCAGCGAGGAATACCAAAGGATGCCTACATCAAAAGCCTCTGGCGACACTTTCATGACCTGTGGCTTCACCATAGAGGCTGGAGCGAAGAAGCTAGAGAGAGTAAAGAGGAAGCTCTCTGTGCAATTATGTTCAATGTAATGGGTTACTTGTATGAGGAGCTAAAAGATGTCCGTAATAATTCAACCCGAACAACTGGATTCGATGAGTGCGGGCCTGTTTAGGGACCACCTTTTTGTCCCGAGCTCTACAATTTTCCTGGCTGGTGAAATCAACCAGCAAATGGCTGACCAATTAGCTAAAGGGCTGCACTTGCTGGGGTTTGCGGGGGAGCCAATTACTATTTACCTGAATAGCTTCGGAGGCTCCAAGACAGCTGGGCTGGGAATTTTTGACCTTATTCGAGCTTGTCCATTAGCCGTAAAGATCATTGGCTATGGAGCCATAGTTAGCACTGCGGTTATTGTACTTCAGGCAGGAGATGAGCGAGTGCTTGGGGCCAATACAGAGTTTATGATTCACCCCGGTCATAGTTCTACAGGAGAAGATTTAGATGAGAATACTGCTAGAACTGCTAAGGCTTGTGTTCAAATTAGAGATAGATACTATAAAATCCTAGCAGACCAGATGGGCTTGAGTGTGAGAGAAATGAACTCTAAGTATGGTTACAACACTTGGCTCTCACCAAAGGCAGCAGTTAAAATTGGACTTGCAGATTCGATTCTCTAGTCTTGGTTCCTGTCGTAATGTGATATCCAGAGATAAAGACCCAAGACAATCCCCAGTCCAACAGCTCCGTAGCCAACGAATTCCCAATTCATATCACAATTTCCTCTCTTAGCTCCTCTATAAACAAAACATTGCAATCTTCATTAGCGCACTGGTAAACTTCTCGCTTCTTGGTTTCCCACCAGAACCAATACTGATCGCCGCCACAGGCTTTGCATTTGTGGTCTAGAGTCCTGCGGACTCCCCGGAGGGAGTCTAGGACTACTTTATTGTTTGGCTCCGCCATTGCTCTGCGCTCTCCTTTATTCCTGCTACTAGCTGATCGGCTTCCTCTTGCGTGAGCTGGCCGTTAGCTACCCAGTCAGCCGCTCCCTCTAGGCAAGCTAGCTGGCATCTATCACACATATCCATGAAGTTCTTTCGGACTTTGTGGTAGTTCCAGCACCTAGGACACTTGGTGCCTTCGGCTCGTTCGATTAGGATTTCAGATTCTGTTGGTCGAGTCATCTAGACCTTAGCCTTCCTAAGCAACACAATAACCAAATAGCCTAAGCTCCAACTGAACTCTTTTAGCCTCAACCCCAGCCTCCGCTCTCTAGCGAGAATCTGCTGGTAGGAGCCGTAGATTATTGGTTGTCTCACTTGATTGCCCTATCTGTCAATAATATTCCATCATTGTGGTCTACTTCGTGTTGAATAACGGTGCTTTCGCTGAAACCGTCTGAGACGTAACTACTCCTCTGCCCCTCACGGTTGTAGTAAATCGCCACAACCTGAGGGTCTCTGTCTACCATGAACGTGCGCCCATTAGGAATAGAGCCACAAGACTCGTAAGATTTCATAGGAGCTCTCTGACTCATCTCCAGAGCGGTATTAAGCATCACGATTGGTCCAGTTCCGTTGGCCCGCTTGACAGCTATAATATCCCAAGGCACCCCAGCATTAGCTCCGCTGAAGCCAATATAGCTCTCCCTCCCATCCTGCTCATGCTGGCAGCATTCAGCTATGTAGTCACAAGCTGCTAGGACTAGAGCCTTATACTTGGGACTGGTCCTAAAAAGCCTCATGTTGACTGCGAAGAGCGGTCGGGTTAGGATATCTTTGTCCTCTGGCTCGTTTATGTTGGTGCAGATGTCAGATTTCTTTAGCATGGCCTTACAATAAGCTCCTTACATCAGTCTGGTAAACTGTTTTCATTTGAGCCCAACTATCATATCCAACTGAGGCTTCAACCCCTACCTTCAATCCATTGGGGGCAACCTCAGGATCAATCAATACCTTACTTGCACTCTCCATAACCTCCGCAACAGAAGCCAAACATTCATCCACCAATTTAACAGGAGGCTCAAAAAATAATTCGTCATGGATCTGGTTAATGAGTCGAAATCTTGCATTATAATCCAGCTCCTCACAAACTAGCATTCTATCCTTGATCTCACCAAAGGCACAGTTAGCAGGCCCAAAAGCTATAGCATCTTCTGCTTCTTCTCCAGTTATGCGCTTGTATAGTTTCCCCCCTCTGCTAAAGAGTCTGTCTCCATGCTGGGGCTCGTAGCTCCGGCTGACTTCTCGATTGTGGTAGACATCATAGAATCGTCTAATATAACCGTGTGGAGACAAGAGATATGTCTGTCTCGCTGCGAGCTCTTTGACCTCTTCCCTCCATGCCGCTTCTCTAGGGAAGAGGCTATCAAGCATCGTAAGGATATCTTGGGCTTCTTTTTTGGATTTGAAGTTTTCAATGTTTTCATCATACAGTCGTTGCGCCTTCATTCCGAAGTTGTATCCATGAAGGGCAGACTTTGCTTTTCTCCTTGTGTCTGGGTGTTTCTCTTTTGTTTCTGCTAGAATGGCAGCTAGATCTTCGATTGACCAGCCTAACCACTCATCCACCTTTGGCAGCCTTAGTAAGTGCCCACTGAGATAATCATGGATTCCCAGCCTTGATAATAGCATGAAGCCTGGGTCTTTTGCAAGATACCCAGTCATTAAGCTGTGGAATCCAACAAAGTCAAATGCTACGAGAGCATGGCCAGTCTTTGGGACAATGATGTTTCTAAAGGCCTTAGCTAACTTTCCGGCTTTCGGGATATTCTGTATATTAGGATCTCTACTAGCTAGCTGTCCTGTTGCTGGGCCAGGAAGAATAGTGCTATGAACTCTCCCCTCACTATCCAAGTCCCAGCCGTCGATATAAGTAGAAACTACTTTTAGAAGCTCTCGATACTCTACTACTTTGAGATAAAAGTTATCTCCAGTCCTCTGAGCCAGTCTCAGTAGCTCTTTCTTCTCAGTAGTCTCCTTTCGACTCTTCAGCCCTAGCGGGACCCTGTGCCCCTTGGCCCTGATGTAGGCCAAGACCTGTTGGGTAGAGGTCGCAAGGAACGGGAGCTCTTGGTAGAACCGTTCTTGGCCCTCGAAGCTCCCCCATCTATAACCCTCAGCTTTGGCCGCTTCGATGAGCTCTGGGCTGTAGTGCCGGTCTTCTTTTGGCTTGAACTTGATGCCAGCCTCAGCGAGCCAGAGCCGGATGGGCTTGGGATTGACTTTATATCCTTGAGCTGGGTGCTTTTGCTTGAGCTCTTCTGGAACAAGCTCTTGAATGCTTTCACCAGCAGCTTTACGCGCCAGTTCAACTTCCGCTCTAAAAGCCTCCCTACGCTTTGGGTCAACTGGGAGCCCCCGAGCGCACATTCGTTCAAGAACTGGAATGAGCCCTGCGACGTGTCGGTCATAGCCACTCCTGATTCCAGCCGCTGAAAGGTCAGTAAAGATCTTTCGCCCGATCCTCTGAACACTATCAACGTCAAGTCCCCCATAGAACTCGGCTTGACTGTCAGCCAAGTGCTTCCAAGGGGGCAACGTAGGGGCATAGAAACTCGTAGCATACTGGAGCCCTTTGGGAAGGTCAGGTTGCGAATGTCCCCATGCTCGCATGAGATCGTGCCGAGGACCTGAGATTTGAATGCCATTAGCCTTTAGTATCCTATCGTCAAAGCCTGCGCTGTTCCAGCCCCATTTGGGGTTCGGGCTAGCTAGAACCTTTTTGCTAAATTCTATCCATCTTCCCTGCCACGGGCAAACGATGGCGCTTCCTGGCCGCAGGGAGAACTGAATCTGCGTAATAGCCCCTCTACCTTGGAGCTCACTTTCATCGGCCTCTCTGGTCGAATAGTCTGTCTCGATATCGTAAGCGACAGGAGCTGAGATATCCTGTTCCAGCTCATGTATAAATTCACTTGCATCCTTAGCCGTGGGAAATTCAATGTAATGTGGCGTTTCACGCTCTATGCCCTCCCTAGCAACCTGGACTGCGAATTGGATATCCCTAATTAGGACTCCAATTAACTTACTAGCTCCCCTAGCTATAAAGCTGGGATGATAACTTGATATAACAGTTAGTGGTCTTCCGTCGTCTCCCCGATATTGAATTGCCTGGAGAGCGAAACCTCGAAGCAGGGAGATCCCTCGCTTTCGGCCCGCCATGCCTGTAAGGTGTCGAAGAGGGACTCCACCAAGCGCGAGTATGACCTTAGGGCGGAAATGCTCGACAACTCTACGGAGATTTGGACTGCAATGGTTGACCGCTCCGAGCTCCCAAGGGGCTCCGTCGAGGGCGTTGTCTGGGGGCCTGCAATTGACGAGGTTAAAGAATCCAAACTGTTCACGGCTAAAAGTTGCCTTTCTAATTATTCTATCAAGAACTGAACCTGCTTGAGCATAAGGTCTAAAGGGAAGAGAGTCTTTAGACTCAGCTTCTCCTAGAGCTTCACCTACAATCAAGACGCCGAGAGTACATTTGCCCTCTGGCTCTGCAAAGCCAACCCCAAGCTTATCAAGCGGACAGCCAGAGCAAGAGCTAGGGTGAGCTCGGGGGCGATTCTTGATTATCGGTAACTGAGAAAGTATCTGCTGCATGGGCAGCATGATACCACAAGGATCAGCTTAGAGTCAACTTAGCGGTACCAGATGATCAATAGGCTCATGAATGTAATCCAAGCAATTATCAACAACAGCCCATAGAGCCACCCCCTGCGGATGTAGGAAAGCCCTAGGCCGACAACACCCCCAAGAATGGTGAAAATGACCCACCCGCCCATATCAAAATACCAATCTGCAAATCGTTTCATGCCCTTTCCTCCTCTTTCATTTTTGGAGCTGCTGGGAGAGCTTTCGCTCTATTGTAGGCTTCACCTCACCAGCCCTAGGTTTCAACCACTCGTTGACAGCCGCGCTGCGCGCACACTGTCTTAGCAGGTGTCGCTAAGCCTAAGAGTCTAGCTCGTGCGCCAAACCCGAAACTTATTCACCCCGACTTTTCTCACCGCGACTTTGAGGTCAAGGTCTTTCGCTTGCTGATAAACCTGGCTAATCGTACCCGAACTCGCGCCCGTCGGCAGCGCGAAGCTCTGCCCCCTGCGCATACTAGCAAGGGTCTCGCGGAGTTTATGGGAAAAGGAACTCACATTGCGCCCAATAGGGGCGAGAGGAATTCCAGAGTCGATTTTTATCTTGTTCATTTTTGTCCTTCTAATGTGCTTATAGTTTCCGCTTCAAGTAGTTCTCCCGAAGCAGCCAAACGAGGTACAGGTTGGTGAGCTCATCTAGACCCACCTGTTCGGGAGAGGGCTAGCAGCGTCTCCCTGCTTGACCTAGTTTGGCTGCTTGAGAAGAGCTAACGAGCTCTGCGATGTTTGAGATAAAGAGCGCCTCCGATAGTTAGCACGAGTTGGTTCCCATCCATTTCAGTCCAACCCCGCTCTAAGGTAGACTGAACTGTGTGCCGCTGCACCGCTTCATAGTCGCCTTCCTTGTAGAACTCAGGTTGCCAAGCTCTAGGATTCGAGTCGGGCTCCTGCCTAGCTATCTTACCCCCACTAGCAAGATACCTCAAGACAGCTAGCTGGACTGGGCTGGCGTATTTTCTCACTTATTGTCCTCTCCCCTGTTGCAGTAGATTGTTACGGTGTTATCATCAATCTGCATCCAAGGTTTACGGTGGACATCAACGTAAGGTACACTACAGGGAGGATCTTGACATTCAAACCAGATGTTGGCATCTTGCTCGCCCTGTCCCTCGTACCAATGGGCTAGCTCTTTAGCCTGAACCAGCGTAAGATTTTCTATCACAAGTCGTGCCATTCTACATCTCCTTTAAACTAAAGGGGCAGGAAGAGTGTGAATTCTCCCTGCCCCACACGGTCGAGTGGATTTTCCCCTCTCTAGTTTCCTGCTTCCTTAGGCCGCGACCGAAGCCGATGCCTCGCTCGTGGTTTCGCCTTGCAGGGAGGCGAATGCCGATGGGTCTACGTTGTTGTCGCGGAGCCAGCCGCAGAACGCGGTCGTGACGACGAGGCCGGGGTCTTCGATACTGGTATCCCCCACGGCGGCGTTGATTGCATCAATGAGCTTGTCCTCGAAGCCGTAAGGCTGAGCTGCGGGCTCGCCGCCCGAGACCACTTCCTCAACGTCGCCTTCGAGCGCCACTGGCTCACTGACGCTGGTAGCGCCACCACCCGTTTCCTGGTCATTGAACATAAGCATGGTGCTGACCACGAGCCAAACGTAAAGTCTTTTCATCTTTCAGTTCTCCTTAAGGTTAACCTGGCTTGTTTCTGTCTCCAAGCCCTCGCGGTGAGAGCTCAGCTTCTAGTCACAAAAAAAGGGAGAGCAAGCCGAAGCTCACTCCCCCTCTAGACCAGCCTATGCGATGGGCAGTCTTTGCGTTTAGGCTAAAAGGCTACCTATGTTGGGAGCTCTCCAGCCAAGGAGCGCTGCCCGACTGGCCGACTATAGCCCTGCGGATAGGGCTATAGAATCTGCTTCTCTTCCTCCCAGCCCGTTGGTAGATTGAATGCGTGGCACTCCTTTAAGTATTTAGCCACCTTTTCGGGTGTCACCAGATCTCCACAGTGATTAGTACCTGCTAGTCCACCAGCATAGACCTCAAGCATGTAAACTGCGGAGTTGCGCCCATGAACGTCTCTCCACTGGCCTTTTGGAACTCCCTTATTGAGTCGGTCTCTCATATGGCGGAGCATTACTAGGTCGATCAACACTCCGTCAAAGTAGAAGTGGTCCTCATCTAGGGAGCGCAAACGTGTACTTGGGGATTCATCAGCCATCTAAATCCTCGTCCCCCTAACCCTATAAGCCCTCACCAGCGCCACCTGCTTGCCCACTGCTGGATCTTCTCGGTCGATTGGATTTCTTTTGCTTACACCTACCCTCAAGGTTTGCCTCCTCCTTACTAGAGCCAGCGTGAAATTCTCGAAACTCTGATAGCTCACTCTGTCTGAGCGAGCCGGTCGAACGTTTAGCCTTCCGTTTAGCCGCCGCAGGCTTTCGAGCTCGCGGGCTGATAAAGATTGAAACATACAGGTCTCCTTTAGTTAATGGTAGCTCATGCTCAAATAGAAAAGCCCTAAAGAGCTTCCCCGCGTCTCGAATAGCCCAATATTCTTCCCAGGTTTGGGCCCGTTCTGATTGAACATCAATCAGTCTTGCTATCTCGGTCCGCACTTGTGTGCGATTTAGGGTCTTCGACATGATTTGCCTCCGCTGGCGAAATTGTTTCCCATGTTGTCTGCTTGTGGACTAATATCAGCTCAACACCGTGGTGCTCGCACCGAATTATGTAATCTGGAGGAAGATGCCAGTAGTCATCTGGGTTGGCCGAATATTCCTCTAGCCCTGCTGGACATAAGAGCATTACCCCAGTTTTTGGGTTATCTGGTAGTTGACTTACTTTTATCATAGTTTCTCCAATCTACATCTAGCACATAGCCCCGAGGTTGAAGCCTTCCCAGTCAAACAAGAACAGTTCTCTGAGACTCCTTCACAATCCATCTCCTCTGGCCAGCCTGAGCAACATAGGGTGTGGTGGTGAGTCTCCTTTGGAATCTCTACTCCACGAATTGTATTGTTCTTGAGCCTGAATGCCAGAGTTCTAGCAAGATCAGTCATGCCAGCCGAATATCCTCTCATATAAGGACTTCCCCCAATTACATCCCTCATGTAAGAAGACTCAAGAACCTGGATCAGCTCATTAGTTGTATATAAAGTTTCACTCATAACCTTTTGACGACCCCCTCAGGACCTGTCCCTCTCTGCGCTAGTGCCGAGCGGCGTACCTAGCTAGGAGTAGTGGCTGGACCGAGGTACCTCTTACCCCAGCCGCTCCATAGATAGTGCAGTCGTCCTGTAAGGGGGTCATAATGAGGTTGAAGGAACCTAAAAAAAAAAGAAGTTCTCGCAAGAGAATCCAGAACTCCCCCCAATAGGCAGTTACTTACCTATCGAACCTTCAACCTCAACTTTGTCGTGGCAGCAGGGAGTCCCGCTTCTCCACCCTGCTCCTCCAAGGCCAGAGCGCCATTCGCTATCGCTCCACCATTCCGCAACTTTCGTTGCCGCGTGGGATTGCCCCTTGGCGAACCATTTTATATAGCGTCACTACTTATTCGATGCCACGAGCTTAAAATAGAGAGCAAGTAAAGGAGTTTCGTCCGCTCAGGTGCTGCTTACTCACTTGCGGACTTACTTCCCACTGAGCAGTTATTAGCAGGATTCCAGTCTTGGCTCTCTATTCTAAGAGGGATCAGGCCTCATGCCGGACGCCCCACTCCCCTGATCCCTCTTGTCCTTAGGAGGCGGAATGGGGCGAGCTCTAGGTAGAGAGTAAGCAGCCGGACTTGAACCGGATATGCTAGTAGGTCAAACCTTCAGTGGCTAGCGTTCTAACCAATTGAACTACTGCTTACTCTCTAGCTCTTAGGACCAAAAGCCGGACTGGCTGCGAAGCTATCCGGCTCTCAGTTCTAAGCTGAGCTCTAGGCCAAGTCTCGTTAAGCCCTCGGCTAGCTCAGACTAGCAGGCCCGACCCTGCTAGAAAGGTAGCCCCCATCCTTCTTGGTCAACCACTCGCTACCCACCACGGGTTTATCCCTCTAGATCGTTGCCTTGCGGCAGAGCGACCGCCGATTCCGTGCCAAAGCCTTGTCCGTTGTAGAAGGATGGGGGCACAATGCTACCATTAGTTAATCAAGTAGCCCGTAATGATCCCATAGGCTGCAAACTTCTCGCCTGTGGTCTCGTCCTCGACGATGTGGTTAACCGTTCCATTAACCTCAGGGAAGTTCTTGTATCCCTTGATGGTCTGGTAGCCACCCTCTTTGCTCCCCTGCCACTCCCAGTCAGTGCGGATTCGCACCGTGGGCTCTCCGGCCAAGATATTGCTGAGCATATTAGCTAGCTCCTGATGGCCTTCGTTACCTTGGAGAGTCTCACCAAGCGTGAGCAACAGACTAGCCACACCAGAGGTTGGCTTATTGAAGATGCCGGTGCTCATGAACCGATCCCTGACCTTCCGACCTTCAAACTCATTACCAACCTCGGTAATCGTGCCCAGAAGCTCGGTCTTGAGATAAGCCGTACCAGCCTTGGCTGGGTACTTCTCGCTGTTATATGGCATAATTCGGAACCGCTTTTCGGGGTCTTCCTCACGGAAGTCCAAGCTGGCTAGGTAGATCCCTGGAGTCGGCGGCCTCGGAGCCGCATACTGGTTAGCTGTAGGGTCAAAGCCCTCGTCAGCTAGTTGCAGATTATTAATATCTGCGGCTGATTTAGTTCCCATATTACTCATTCAATATCCTCTCTTAGCTAAAAAAGATTCCGCTTTAGTGAATTCTCCTAATACAAGCTTGACATATTCGAGTCGAAGTATAGCTCCTGCGCGGGCAATTTGCAAGTTCTTTTTTGCCGCTGATGATTTTGTAGCATTCCCCCAGCTCTCTGTGGCCGCAGGAATGGTGCACGGAGGTTTTGATCTGGGTTGGTAGCTTATCGGCATTTCGGAGCCTCCGATAGAGGTCAGCTTCCATGAAGCCCCGAACTACTCTAGCCCCGCAAGCTATGCTACCGCTTGGGGTTATGATGTGTGTTGCGCTCATTTTGATCCTTTCAAAGGAGTCAGCGTAATCGAGACAATCTCATTACAATGTGGGCATAGACTTTTTGTTTGGGTGTGCATTACCACCATGCGCTCAACCTCCGCTTTAAGGTCATCTCGGATTTGCTCTAGCAGAATCTTGTCCACACTCATTATAATGTCAGTAACCATTCTACCCTTTACAGCCAGAAGCCGCTCATCTACCATTTGCTCGAACTCTTCCTTAGTAAAGGTCTTGGCTACGCTCATTTGCTCTTCTCCCTTATCTCATCTTGCACTCTGAAGTATTGGTCAATTCCAGAATCCAACCCGAGCCTGATGTATCCTTCTGGAAATCTCTCCATAACCTGCTTCACTATGCTAGGCCTCAGCCGGGTCTTAGCAGGCCACATTACCTTGGTCTGCGGGTCTGGGTGGGGCTGGAGGAAGGCCCTAACTTCAATGGACTTTGCAGAGCCGCTACCCACCTCAACAATATCATGGTGGAACAAATCCCCGACATAAGGTGGGATACGCGCAGTAGCTGCCGTGCCAACAGCAGCTGGGCCATAAACAAGCTGTTTGCTAAAATCATCCTGCCCCTTTCCTTCATGAGCTGTTATGAAGACCCGCTCAACTGGGAGAGCCCGGAGGTCAGTCAATATGTTGTATATCTGCCCCTGCACAAAGCCATAGTGAGACCTAGGATTAGCCCCAAACTTAACCCCAGCTTCACTAAACATCCCAACTACTTCCTCTTGAATCTTCTGACCCTTTTGGGCAAAGTGGGTCATTAGGAGCTGACTAAGGCTAGTCAAGCCTTCCATAGCATAGCCTCCAACTTCCTCCATTCCAAAGCCAGCTACTAGCTTGCCATCTTTAGGCCAATAGCCCCGGCAGAGCTGCACAGCGAAGCCAAGGAGGTCTGGATTTTCGGTTAGAAAGATTGGCTCAACTAGGCCACTATCTATGTAATCCTGAATCGGCTCCACGTTGGTGTCGCTAGCTATTAGGCGAGTCTTTTTCTTAGTCTTCTCGTGAATGTAGCGGGCGAAATGGCCCACTGCTGTTGTCTTGTAAGTGCCGCTAGCTCCGTAGCTCAGGCTGGTTATTGCTTGATTTGTTAACATTTGTTTCCTTTATGTCCTATATGATAATGACGACCAAATCTACACTTATAAGGCCCAATGCGTGACTTGGTGTGCAAAGCAGCAGCCTTAGCTCGTTTGGTAGCATCCACCATGCTACTGTATCTTTGTTTGCCCTCGCAACTCTTTCGGCGTAGACGACGTTTGCTGCTCATTGGCGGTCACTATACAATAATCATTCCAACAAATTGGGCACTCGGTAGTACCTTTTGTTTCGTAAAAATCGCCAGTCCAGCCGCACTCAATACAACGAAGCTCAGGATCGTTTTGCCTGCTCGATTTCTCGTTCATGATGTGGCTCCCTCTCCTTATACAATCCGCTCTCTAGCGGCTCCCCTGCTGGCCCAAAGCATATATCTTGGAACGGGCACTTGCTAGGCCAGTCACAGCTCCGACGGTTCTGGGGGAACAAGACATTAAGTGCATGGCCTTTGTCCCTGAATCCTAGCTCTGAGCTCAAGGCCTCAGCATCTAGCTTAATCCTATTCCCTAGCCCCGCCGTTTGCTCAAGCCAATCCTGCGCCTCGGAACGTCTGCGCATGTACGGTGGCGGTTGGACAATGAGCGATTCAAGAATATCGCCCGCCTCAGGCTGGATTTTATTCTCATCCAGTAAGGTGATCCATTCTGATATGGGCATGTAGTCTTCAATGTTTCCCCTATACCACCCTTTGCCTAAGGTATGACCCCCAGTGGTGTCTCGCCATTTGAAGCTATGAGCAAGATCGCCAACCCCAACAGAACCCCCTGCACTACTGCGCACCCAAGGGTGAACAAGAGGACTTGACTGGATATATGTTCCGCTGTCCGGTGGATATTCACTTCGGTCTCCTTTCACCAAGTAAACCATTAAGGTTCCGGTTACTTCTTGGCCTAACCGTGATTCAATAATAGCCGATTCCGATAATCCCTGAACATCATGGCTTCCGTCGCTAGAATGCTGATTAGTATAATGCTTGGCAGTCTTGAAGCTAAGAACGAATAGCTGACCATTGCTACACTTGCGTAACAAGCCATCAGCACGAGCCATAAGAATGACCCCTGGTGCAACCTCCAAGTTGTCCTCTCGTTCGACCTCAAGAACTTCATATTCCTCCAATAACCTCGGCAACCCCCGCCTAGCATAAACCCTAACTAATCCCTCCACCAAGCTAGCTTGCTCGGCATAGACTTGGCTAGCATTCTCTCTTGGCTCAAGTGCGAGACCTGAGCCCAAGCGATCCGTAAACTCACCAACAGCACTACTTGCCGCCACATCCTCTGGGTCTCCAAGGAGCAATCGCTCAAGTCCCTTATGCACTGCCCCTCCAACAACGAGGGGAATGCTAGTGCGGGCTGGGGCGACTCCAAGGCCTCCATATAGGTATTGCCAGAAAAATGCTCGTGGACAATCATAGTATCGCTGCAATCTCGATCTGTCAATTAAAAAAGGCATAGGCCAAGACTACCATAGCGTCTTGGCTAATGTCAAGTTTAACCTTGAACCCCCGGTTCACTTCTTCATCACAGCCTTGCTGGCCTCAAGCATCTTCCGAGCTTCATCCGTGTCCACCACCGCCAGCCGCACCACAGGTTGAGCAAAGGTCAGCGGAATGGTACTGACCAAATAGTGCATGTTGTGCTCAATGTAGACATCTTCTGGAGTAAAGCCAAACACGCCAGTACCGTTGGTACCGTAGCTGCCATCTTCAGCGGGGCTCTCGACGACGCCGTCAACACAGCCTTGAACATTGTATGAGCAATCCTGAATTAGCTGCGATGGATTGGTGAGTTGACTGTCAACTGAGCTAACCTTGTTGATCTGGTAATAACCAACAGGTTGCGCGACGCCCTCAATGAACACGTACATATAGAAGCTCAAAGCGCGGTCGTTCTGTAGCTTGAATCGCTTGATGAGATTGTCGCGCTCAAGGGACCAGTCGAGCTTCGGCGGAGGCTGAACCTGGTTTAGATGAGTTTGGTTTTTCTCGGTCTCAATCTGTTCTTGTTTCGCTGTTTTGTTCCCTTCGGGGCTGGCAGCACAGCCTACACCCCAAGCCGCCGTAAACAGCAGCAAAACCCCAATAGCCATCAGGGTTAGAAAAGTTTTCCGCTTCGTCATCTTCCATCTCCTTTGTTGTTGCAGTTGTAGTTGGGAAAGTCCTCCTCACTTAGCTGATAGGGCAGCTTAGCAGCTTTCCAGTATTGCCTCGTAACCATCTTGCTCTTGGCATTGTATTCCTGGACCCAGCGAGTCATCTTCTGACGCTTCTGGGCTACCATTGCGCTTTTACTGAACTGAGCGAACATCGGGTCGGCGTCTGGTGTGTCGCAGATAGTTTTTAAGTCTGCGTCAAGTTTCTGGCAAGTGTTCCAGATGGTCTGGAATTCTTCGTAGTTGCTGATGATCTTGTCGGGGTCGGTAGCTTTCTCTACTAGCGAGGTACCAACAAAGACCGTTCGATTGAGTACCCAAAGGCCAATGACAAGCACTACTACTGCCATGCCCAGTAAAACCCACTTTCCACTTGACATAATCTTTCTCCTTTAGCTATTCAAAACCGGAGCCGCTTTAGCAACAAGCTCCGCAAATTTCTCGCTGAGGCTATAGGTCTTTTCGACCTTATCCTCAACCTTGAGTATCCCCAGTGCTACCATATCTTCACAACTCTTCGTCATGCTAGTCGGCGGCAGGCCAGTAGCTCGCACTAGAGTTGCCCAACCCTTTTCCTCTCTGAGCAAATGGCTGAGAATATTCCTTCTAGCTTGGGGTATCGAATCGAGCCCTAGCCTTTTAGCCAAGGCCAAGTCGCTCCGCTCAACATTAGCCCTCCGAAACATAGCCGCACTAGCCCTCGCTAGTTGGCTCATGGCTTTCATGATTCGAGTTGGCCCTTCTGGCTCCTGAACCTCCAGTATTTCCTTGTCCCACCTATCCCTATGAACATGCCCCCTCAAATGAGCCACCATATCAGCCATTGGAGCTATCCCGCTCTCCACCACATCTGGCAGAGTCTTGCAAATCTCCCCCCTAGCTATCTGCTTGGCCATTGAATCTAGGTCAACAAAATCTCTAGTCATCCGGCGCAGGCGCTCCATTATAGCTTGTTCCTCACCGATTTGTGTAGTAGCAGCCCTAGCTTGCTCAATCCCATCCCCTCTAGGCCACCGGACTTGCATAAATCTCTCGCCTAGGTCCCGCATAACGCTCCAAGCTCTCTCAGCAGCCGGAGTAGCCGCCACAATCATCGTAATCTTGCCTTCCCACTCCAAGCTCCGGCCTACCCCAACCTCTTTGTTCATCTTGCCGTCAAAGACCCGCCTAAACTGGCTCGCCAGTTCCCGCTTGCTATCGTCCCTCATGCTGACGATTGTACTAAAATCGGGCATAAGTAAGATAGCACTCCGGTCATCTTCTGTACCGATTCGATGCAGCAAAGAGTTGCCAGAGTTGAAGCCACTTAGCAAGGTCTTAGGTGTAAGGTCATCAATCTGTCTCGCCTCATCCAGAGCATCAATCATGTTAATCATGGTTGTTTTTCCAGATCCTGGCGCTCCTAAAATCATGAGCCAAACGGGTTGATCTTTCTTGAAATAATGCGTAACTGCAACCGCCAAGGCTATCTGAAAAGCCCCTATATCTGGCTCATGGAACCATTTACGGAACTCCTGGGTCAATTTGGCCCACTTAGCTTGGGCTGCAATTTCACTAACTGTCTGGATGCGCTGGGCTGGAAACTCTAGGGTCTGTGCCATGTTGCGCATAGTAGCACAACAAAGACTAAAAGAGCAATAGGTCTATCACTACCTTCGCTCATCTTTCCATCCTGTATGGGTAAACAGCTTTTCGCCGCTTTGTCCTTCGCAAACCAACCTATGCGGCCCCAAGTCCTCAGTCCTAGGCAACCTTTCCCCACACTCGCCACAAATAACCGGCCTAGCATGGGCTCCAGCTCGGGTTTTGCGCTTCAGGGCCCGAAACCTACCAGCCGCGCTCAAGACCTGTTCTTCAAAAGCTGGGTCGCTGAGGTCAACCGCAACATCAACATGCCCCTGATTCTCAAAATTAAGGCCCAAAGTATCTAAATCAATGTCTAATAGTATTGTAAATTTCTCATTCCCCAACCGCTCGCTCATCCCCACCTTCACATTCTCCGCAGCTCTCCACAATCGGCACCAGCTCACACCTCCGGCAAGCCGGACTAGCAACCACTACCAGTTTAGTTTCAATCTCCATCAGCACCACTCCGCATTCCAAGCATTGTAGCACCAGTTGACTCCCAACTCCAGCCAGCTCCACTCCGTGTCCCTTGTGGCTCGCTAGGCTCCCGTAGATTCTTGTCATAATATTGTCTCATATTTATGTTCCAGCCGCTTTTTGTCGTACACTCTCCATTCACTCAAGGCTGCTTCAAGTTGTTCAATGAGCCCTACTACATCACCACGATTAAACAATATGGCAACACGGTCAGGGGCCGTTTGAAGGGTAACTTTTGGGCCATTCAAGGAATTCTCAATCGGGGAATCAAATCTCGCGCTAATATCACTCAATGTTCTCTCCCTCCGCGTTTGAATAGATCATTTATCATTTCTCCCCAACCAGCTTCGCCGACCCGATTGTGCCGGACTATTCCATCCTTCCGAGCAGAGAGCTTGCCAGTAGTCCCAAGCGGTTTATGATCATCCGCAACAGGAGGCGGCACGATCTCTAGATGAGCTCTCATTTTCTCCCGCTTCTCCGCATCGGTCTTTGATTTTGGCTCCGGCTCGTTGCCTAAGTCTACCATTATCTCATTCTTCAAACAAGCCTGACAACACCACAGCAATTTGCCCTCAGTGGTTGACCTGTAATGCGCCACTCCAGCATGTAGGCCGCAGAAGCACTTATTGGTTGACCTGACATCTGCCGTGACATTAAAATCACTCAACTCCATCACCCAAGACCCATTGCTCATAGTCCCCGGAGCGTCCACGTAACCCTTACATTGTGTGCAAACCAGCCAGCCAGAGTTCTGCCACCCTACCAACCAACTCGCCGGTTGATCATCGCAGTTCCACTCACAGGTAATATCTTCACTAATAGCCCCAGCTGGGAGCGGGTCCCCCTCCGGTTCTCCCTTCTGCTGCTGACTCTTGGCGAAAAAACCCAGCTTCTCATACGCGAGCCAACAATAAGTGCAATATAGAAAACCAGTGGCCTTGGCCCTCACTGCGGCTGTGATGCTGCAATCGCTGCAATTATCGTTGCCGTAATAAGCCTCCAAATATCCAGCGCGCCGAGCTTCAGCTATGAAGTTTCGAGTAACAAAATTTGATGTATACCCAGCTGCCCGGCTATCTCTATCAGTAGAGGAGTAATATCCTGTCTTGCTGACGGCCCCATATTGAAAATCCAGCACGTTTTTTCCGAACCCCAGGTCAACATTTGGTGTATCATGAAACAACCTGCCGTTAACAGCATGATATCGAATGTTGTCTTTGGTAGTATAAGGAAACCATTTTGGCACCGCTGCCATTGTGAGCCCCGCATTAACCGCGCTGGGGGTGCTGGCAAAGAAGACATCAGTTTGAGCCTTCAAGCTCTCCACGCCAACAATAGAAAGCGAACCAGAGCTAAGTCTGTCCAGAAACAGTTTCTCTGGCTCCTTGGCATCAAGATAAACTATAGCCCCCCGCACTGAAAGCTCCCCTAGGTCTCTCCCCTCGGCCATATGAGCATAAATATGCATCGAATCCACATCCAGATCTCGATGAAGCTTCGCATTTAGGGCTCGATAATTGCTAACCGAGCCATTATGCACCCCAGTGAAGTCTCCAAACACAAACGGGTGCGAGTTCTCGGCAGTTACAGCCCCCACAGTAGCTTTGCGGGTGTGAAGTATCAGCGTCTGGGCCCTAGCTAGTTTCTCAATATCCGCCCCAAAGGTAGCTAGACCTTTCCCCTTTACTATGTCTCCATCAGCAACCGCGCCCCAAGAGTCTCCTCCTCTAACGTCCATGTAGATGATCATAGCTGTAAGCGCTATTTTTAGTTGCTCATGAGTTAGTTTGCTACTTGAGCCTCTTTGCCAACCGAGTATCCCGCAGATCGCCGTACCGCTCCCTTCTCTATGCCCAAAGGCATGCGCCTCTAGGTCTTGTCTGTTTCTTTCTCCTAATCATCAAGAAATTCGACTTCTGGGTCAAATTCTGGTTCCATATCATCAAGCAAGCTATCAATTTCAGCTTGCAACGCTTGAGCTTGAGATTGCTGGGCTTGCTGGGCTTGATCTAAAATCTCTCGGGCCCGAGCTTGCAGTTCACTTGCTATTTGTCTTTCGGCGGCTTGAGCCAAGCTTTCTGGATCTGGTGGTAATGGAAGGTCCGAAGCTCGGATGCTAGACCAGCTCATCTCACCCCCAGTAGCCATCGTTCCCGCATAAAGCCTAGATGCATCAACTACAAGCTGCGGTGGAACATCAGCTATCGTTCGCCTACGACTTCGCTCTACCCGACCCAGAATCGGGCTCTCTGGTACATCATCTAGCTCGCCAGCAAACCTACCCAGCTGTTGATCAATAAACTTTTCCACCATGTCATTACAGGCCAGCGCTTTGAGCAACTCCTCTGGCTTTTCCCCGCTCTTCGGCAACTGAGCTATCCAGGCCTCAGGCATCCTATAAGCTAGGTCAAGTATACTCCCAACCAACATAGCCCAGCCGAGCATCTCGCTTAGCTCCACAGTTCCATACATATGTCGGAACTCCAAGGTTCCCCGATAAAACCAAGCATGAGTATTCAGCGCCCGGTACCTCACCTCTTGTGGACAGGAGCGTTTGTCCTGCATAGCTGGCAGGCGGTCTTGGTAGGTTTCAGCTATTAAGCCAGCCTTAACCTGCCCCGGCCCGCTTTGCTTGAGCTTCTTTCTATCCTTTGGCTTCAATGGCTTACCTGCTAGCACCAGCTTCAAGAGCTTAACCCCACAACGCTGGGCGTAATGAGAGTTCCGTCTCCACCCTGGGAGCATCTTATACAACGTGGGCTCCAGAAAAGCATAAAGCATAAAGAACCTTCTTAAGTCCCAATAGCTAAAATCTCTAGCATCCCCATGCACATGCAGGCCACAAGGCTGGACTCGCTTTTCGGGGTCCATAGTATTTTCGCAACTAGCTCCAAACTTCCTCAGCACCCGAGTTATTTCCTCAAGTTGTTGGATGAATTTATCTCCATTTGCTGGAGCCGAGTTTATTTCAAATCCACCCCTTGGTAAGCTAATGTCCCTCACCAGCTGTCCGCGCCAGCGCTCGACAACTTCATTTATCTCCAGAGTCTTGGTATCCAAGCCCAGTACATTAATCCCCCGATACTCGCCGCTCAGCTCAGCTACTTCGATCTCCACACTCAAGAACCTTTGCAGTGGATTACATTTGAATTCCTTCCGACCTGCTAGATGAAACGTCACTCCCGCGTCATTTTCCATCCTTGAACCTTCTTCATCATCTACCAGCTTAGCTGGACTCCGGCGCACTTGAGCTCCTTCTGCGGCAGCTTTGAGCTGTTTGGCTCTGGTTGGAGAAAAAGCTCTCCGGCGGCGTCGATGCGGGGTTTCAAGTCCAGCTTCTCTAGCAGCTCCATTGCTCCCGTCACAAATGCAGCCACAAAAAGGACACCTAAAGCACTCCATGCAGCCAAAATCAGGATCTAAACCCCTAACGTTGCAGCCTTCGCATACATAACATTCACAACATTCGCTACAATGGTTGCAGAAAGTATCAATGACAGCTGGATTTCGCCCACACCTAGGGCATAGCAAAAGAGGCCTAGGAGTAACCCTTCTAGCAAGAATACAAACTGGGCATACACACCAAACCGCCGTGCCAAGTCTTCGCGCAGCAGCGAAATAAGTAACTAAACTCACTTACTCTCCTTTAGTTTTTGTTCAATAAACTCAACGCAGCGCTCCGAATTCAGCACTTCCCAGAGCCAGGTTATAGAGCGCTTACCAGTCCACCCGCGCTTCACTAAAGCCTCGGCATCAGACGGTTCCATTTGCTTGGCATAATCCATTATCTTGGCAAACATTCTGGCCCAGCCAATCATATCAGTTGAGCTAACCGTGCCAGGAGGGAGCCTCCACTCCACTGTCCGGTGGGCTCGGAAGCTAAAGGCTATGTTGCACCCAACATGTCTGTCGTAGGCAAGAGGATTTACGGAAGTATAACCGCTATCAAAAAACCTCGCAGCCATGAAATTCGCTATCTTTTTTGGCGTATCCGCTGCCACAAGCTTCTCTACCAGCTCTGGCTCATACTTTATCCTCCCACAAGGCCCACCTTCGCTATAAGGCAGCCTTCTAGCTTTTGGAACCATCCTAAACAACGCAGGCTGAATGCTACGAAACAGCATCATTAGGTTCCTTAGCTCGGCCATGCAAAAGTCCCTAGCATCGGTGTGAACATGGGCTCCATGCTCCTTGGTAACATAAATCTTATCAGCTTCAAATGCTTCTTCCCAATCCTTCATTTGCCGGATGAACTTTAAGCCCTGAGCTGGAGCTGTGCAGATTTCAAACCCTGCTGGGCCAATTCGGTCTCGCCCTATGGTAGCTCCCCATTTCTTGAAGCAAGCATAAACAGCTGGAGTCAAGCTGGGCATCCTGCTGCTGCCCCACTTAGCGTCAGGGTAGGGTTTAGCATTGGTGCCAGAACTGGTGGCTTCGAGCTCCAAGCTTACCAAGCGGAGACTTTCCATTTCTCCGGCCAGCTTGGATTCCCAGGCCCGAAGCGGTACTAGGAACTTCATAGGGTCTCCGTGGCAGAGTTTACAGTTTGGACCTTCTAGTTCGTGCAAAGCTTGACTCCCTAACTAGCAATTAACTTAACTTGATTCGGATTAGCGGGGTCCATTGGAAGCCCACTCCGTGAAGCAGCTCCATACCTAGTCAAGCGAACCCCATCTACCGACACTTCCAAGATGCTGCTTATTAATTCGCCTGACTCAGAGACTACATCAAGAGACACAACTGACCTGCCTGATCCTGCAAACAGCCGACGCAATCTCAAGTTGATAATCTTTTCTGGTTTAGGCTCATCGTCCCCATAAATCTTTATTTTGGTCATTTTCTCTCCTTCTTCAATCTCCCTAGCCCATAACTATAAGCATCTTCGATGCTCTTGCTCCGAATGCCGGGGGCTGTGTTGACCTCCAGTACATAAAGCTTGCTGCGCTTGGTTAGCATCAGGTCAACTGCTCCAAAGTCCAACCCCAGCGCCTTAACAGCAGCCCTAGCAAGCTCTCCAGCTTTGGTAGCTAGGGCTGGCTCAAGCCTGCCCTCCAGCTTAGTCGTAAAGCTGGCATTCCCAACATCAAAGCTATGAATCGGATTCCCATTTCCCGGCTCCAATAGCTTGACTTGAGTGGCGATAATCTCATCGCACCAGACGTGAACTCTAGCTTCTCGCTGATAGCTAAGGCGCTCGACAAAAAAGGAGCGCTCTTGAGGCGTCAGGGTGACTGGGTTAGTTCCGGCCCGAATAATATCAATCCCGCTCCCCCCATGCTGGCCGTCTACTCGGTGTAGGATGTCTCGGTCTGGGCCTATTTGTTTGCGCAACTCAGCGAAGTTATTGCTCCATCGTGGATACGGCAGGCCAGCTTTCTCGAAGGCTTCAAAAGACCGACGTTTGCTGAGAGCTAGGTTAAGATTGCCATTAAGTAGCTTTCCATTCCCAATAAAGTCAACAAATTGGCTCCCGCAGCCCCAATTAACGCCTGGATCAGTAATGTATCTTCGGCCAACGGCTGCAAACCCAGCCATTCCAGTTTGAGACCTAATTGCTACACTAATTCCCAACTTCCTAGCCAGCCTGCCCATTCCGGTATTGCGTTTGTAAAGATAGATCAACTTCCCTCCTCTGGATGCTCATGTCCATTAAATAGCTTATCTCTCAGGGCTTGTAGTTCAAACTGACTAGGACGTTGGACTGGATGCCCACTGGGGAAGCCCACACTAAAGTTGGTCATCAGTTTATCGACCTTCCCTTGATTATCGACTCTGTAGGTAGCATCGAAGAGGTAGAGTAGTAAGTTAGCTTCTTGTCCAGTTATCGCAACCATTTTTTATTCCTCCGTCTCATCCCCTCCCCCAATAACATTAGGCCAGCGCTCAGCCTCAGCGGCACTTTCCTCTGGCTTATCAACCTCCCGCATAGCTCCACCAGTCAAATCCAGTATCTCATCCCACAGCAACGCTTCGTAGCACTTTACATGACCTGTAATCTGAGTCGGCTTATCTGTTAGCTCTTCTATCCTAGCAGCAAAAGCCTTAGTAAGCTCCTTAACTACCCCATCCATGATAGCCTTAACTTGCTCTTGCTCACTAAAGTCCACAATAATAGACTCAAGCTTTATGTCAATAACTGTTGCTTTTTTATTGGTGCCTCTCACTTGGTTTGCTCCTTTACCATAATCGGCCATTGTCTAAACTCAAGCCAAAAACAGTCCTTACAGAATCCGCGTGTGCCGTGTCCGCAGGTATCCATTTGCAAGAGGGCTTCTAAGACGCCCATCGTCGCGTGATAGGTTGCAACTTCTACTTTGCCAAGCCCGCGATTCATCGCATCAGTGGCGGCGTCTCTATGTTCTTCTGGTGTCACTTGCTCTCCTTTGCAGCTTCTAAAGCGGCAATAGCTGCGTTCCATCCTGACGCGTATCGAGGATCAATGTCCTTGCCGCTGGGGTGAAAATTATCAAACTCGTCGTACTTGGGAATTAACGGTGGTACTGCCGCAATCGCTTCATCAAACGCATCCCGTCGCGCCACGTCAGCCGAATGATTCCAGATGTTTTGCGCTACGGGCGTATAACTGCCGTCTTCGTTGTAAAGCTCGGTCTCTTTATCTAGTTCCGCAGAGATAATGGACGCGATCTCGTCGTTACTGAGATCGTCCATCGTAAACATGCCGATCCGCTCTGCCGCTCGCCGTGCTGCTTCTGAAGGTGAAAGGGTGGCGGCTGGAGAAGGACGGGCGCGGGTATTCCATAGCTTAACTGCTTGACCTTCCGTGTCCGCTTCCGGCCCCTCACAGGCGCACACTTCGCAGGCGATGCACCAAACGATGCGATTATTGGCTTTGGGATCGCGGGATTCCCACGCGAACGGCTTACCTTTTGTTATGCAAAACGGACATGGTTCCACTTCCTCTCGCGGCCCTCCCTCATGCTCGGCTGCTGGCTTAGACGATGGCGGCAACACCGCTAACAGGCAGTCAGCACAGCGAAAGTACGAATGCCCAAAGCGCGGATCAACGTCAACGTATCCCCATTGGTGTTGGTGTCCGTTTCTCCCGCCGGGCGGCGGCTTCTCGGGAACGGGCGGTAGTAGCTCGCCTGCTGGCTGATGTACTGGAGCGATACCTTTAGTTGAAAAGCAGTAGCGACAGCAAAAGTCGGCGGCGGTCGCTGTTATCGTCATGGCTCTTGGCTTCCCGCAGTCACCACAAATCCACGGTGCCCAATGTACTTCTGCTGACGCAGGGAGTCCGCATTGAATGCACCCAAGCGGCTCGGATGATGTTGGCTTGGCGAATGCGTGACGCTTTGGCTCCGCTGGGACTGGCTGTGCTTTTTCGTTGCTCATTTCTTTCTCTTAATCTTCGCCCACCCAGCTGCCCGATCAATCTTTACCGGCAGGATGCCTAAGAAGGTAACATGACCTCTAGAATCTTCCAGTCTGTGGGTAACTATAACTCCATTAAGAGCAGCAATATTAGTCACCCGATCCCCAATTTGGAGTTTTTCAAATTCTTTTTGCTTCATTTATTAAGCTCCACCAATCTCTCCAGCTCCCCCACCGGATGCTCAAGCACCACCACCAACGCTAGAGCTACCTTTTCAGCCCGTTGAGCCGTCAGATTCATATCCCCCCTTAGCGCTTTAGCTGCCAGCTCTAAGCTCGCCTGAGCCTGCCTCAATAGCTTGCCCGCTCGCTTCTGGTCTCTCTTGCTCACTTTGGCCCCTATACTGATAAGTACATCTACCATTAATGCAAGCTACTAGCCACTCTGTCTGTTCTGGCATTATGGTGACCCCATGAAAATGAATCCTCATTCCCATGAAGCTGGCTTCCATTATATCCCGGCCCCCTAGGAAAAAATCATGCAACGCACTGACCCGGACTCTATTTTCACCATCTATCAGCTCCATTACCCATTCCCCCCCAGCCAAGCAAAAATAGCCTTGCAAATCTCCTCAGTAAACTCCCCTTCAACCACCAGCACGTTTTGTTGCTCCGGCATTTCAGCAGTTGGCTCATATCTAACCCAAGGCATCGTGCTCGGGAACTTACTAGCTCCCCCAAGCTCAATTCCAAGGCTACTAGCCCCAAGCTTTCCCTTGCGCTCGCTGGCTACTAGGTCAACCCATTTAGCTAGGGTCTCCCATAGTGGATGCTCTTTATTCCCCATCAGCAAGAGCCTAGAAAAGGTGTACCTGATCAGCCCCCAGCCAACTTGGAGCTTGTCCCAGCCAGCAACTTGGTGTATAAATCCGCTCACCAGAGGAGCCACATCGACTCCTAAACTTTCCAGCCTTCTAGCATCAGCTATTGAGAGAACACTATAATGCCTTCTCCCCAGCTCTTCAGCTGGAGCCCAAAGTTTAGGGCTTTTGGCCAATCCATCTCCAAGCAGTCCTAGTGGCACTCCATATTGCTTAGCTAGGCTAATCCGGAGCCTAAATGGAGTGTCTGGGCTCTCGACTTTCTGATAAACTACCAGAACCGGAGTAGTAACCTGCGCTCCCTCGCGGCCAAGAATAAACCCGAAAACCTCTTCTCGCTCTTTATCCCTAGGCTTTGGATGAGCTAGGGCTATCCATTCTGCCACCCGTTCCTTGCTCCTCAATAGCTCCCACACTTTAGCCCGGTTAAGCCATTCCTGTAGCATTCCCCTAACGTTGCCCAAGCTTCCACCAAGCTCTTGCGTTTGAGCTATCAGTTGCTCCATTTGGCTAGTGTTGCGCACCTGATCAGCCACCTGTCGGGCGCTCTTGGTGCGCTCACTCCTAGATTCTTTTTGACTGAGCTTCAAAGCCAGTAGCAACGATTTGGCCTTCCAATTAGAGCACCGCCCCATTAAATTCCGCCAGAGCCAATCCATATTTTGCTTGGCTACTTTAGCAACCGTTGGTAGCAGCTCTAGTCTAACATCAATCGGGCTCCTGAGCACTCCGCTCTCGGTGCCAGTAGTGGCAAACCTTGTTAGTCTGCGATACTCGGCCTCACTCGGCGAGTATTCCTTAGCTTTTGGTTTCATGGATGCAAAGGGATCGACTTCCCCCCAGTTGTCGGAGAACATGTATTTCATTTTTTTTTACCCAGCTGCTGGCTCCACTCCGCCAACTTCGTTCTTAGGTGGTTCCCAATCATGGCACATAGCTAGCCGATCGTAGCCACACTTTTTGCAGCTCACATGCAGGTGCTCAACTGCCTCAAGCTCCTCACACCCAACACACCATTCAAGCTCCCTATCAAAGCTCCCAGTATCGCACTTTGGGCACTCCTTAAGAGCTTTAATCTTCGGTATCCCACCATTGGCTTGAGCCATTGTAGCAGCCTGGCCGCTTAATGCTAGCATAACCATCTCCTGTCTCGTTAGGTTTAATCTAAAATCTCTCCACGCTCGAAGGAGCAAATGTCTCACTTCTACCCCCAAGTAGTCTACAGGCCCGATTCCAGTTGATTAAACACCTTCGTCCGTGCCTTAATCTTAGTTGCAGTCCAAAGCCGAAGCCCCAGAGGCTCCTAAGCTGCTACCCATCAGGCGCGTGGAGAGATTTTAAGTTAAGCAGCCTTGGCTGCTCTAGCTCGTGAGCTCATGATAGCTGGCCCAACATCTCGGACTCTCATGCCAGAGAAAGGTGCTGCACTAAAATTCCAAGTCTTCTCCATTTCAGTCTCAATTAGCTCCTTTGCTCCCCCCATAATGGCTTCATAAGCAAAGGCCCCTGCCTCAGTGCTATAATATCCATAAAGCCTCTCCAGAAACACAGTCAGGGTGTCCTTATTCCTCTTGAGCAACTTCCTGGCCAACTTCACATCTAGCTGGTCAATCGCTTCCCGAGTCTCAGCCTCGGTAGCTTTCCAGGAGCCTCCCACTAGACCATAATGTGCAACCGCTCGCACTAAGTCAAGCGTTAGGTAAACAATCGTAGGTGAACAAAGCACAGCAGAGCTTGGCACTCGATACTCAAACCCATGAGCCGGAAGCCTATACTCTCCGGCTTTGCCATAAAACCGCCTGCGTCTTGGGTCTTCCAGCCCATCCAGCAAGCTCGTGAGTCCGACGCCCACAATGTTATCCAGCATCTTAATCACCCGCTCCACAGCAGGCTGATACCTCACTTTGGTTCCTTGGTGAATATGGCAACCAGCAAATCTGATACCAAGGTCCCTTGGAGCTTCAATGTTCAGCTCCGGCACATCACCGTAGATATTCAAGCTCGGCGCGCAGCCTAGCATTGCGTGTTCATCCCTGGCTTCAAGCATCATGGACCGAGGAATCTCAACTACGCACTTGGAGCTCAGGGTAGCTTTAGGGTCAAAAGCCCTAGCGGCTTTGCGAATAGCTAATAGCCCAGCTCGAATAGCCCCACACTGGCCATCATGACAGCTACCAGCTAGGGTAGTTAACTCAGCTTGGAAGCCATCATAGAAGACGCTGGGATTTTCTTTCTTAGACTTCAAATACTTCCAAGCCGGAATCACAATCCCATTAGCATCAAGCGCAAAGACCTCAGGATCGCTCCCAGTGCTGTAGTGATAGCCACCATGGGTTGGCTGCGCCCCAGCTGGGGGATCTATTTCCACATCGCCTGACTGGTAGAGATAGGACGTATAGCCCCCCCTTAGAGACTGTAGGGTACTTGGGTAGACAAGCACCCCCTCAGTCCCATCAGCCCGTCTAATTCCCATCCCAAGCTGCTGAGCAGCTGTAGCCGTTAGCTTACCCCTATTCGCCTTTCCAGTTGCCGCTTTTGACTTCATGTAATCTCCTTGTATCTCCGTAGTAGACGTAAACGAAAGGCTCAATCTGCTCCAGATCCTTGTACAACGCCTCCTCTAGCTCAAACCGCTGGAGAACAGCCCTTTCTCTCCTATAATGCCCCGGCACTCCTTCGAGCCTGTCGAGCCGCATGAGTGTTGGCTCGTCAACTGCAAAAATCTCCCCTTGCACCGCATAGCCATTGGCCTCATCCTTCACCAGATAAGGAAAAGCCCCATTAGTAAAAAGCCTATAAATCGGCTCCGTGCTGGCTTCACCCAGAAACTCTGAGCCAGTTGTGGCAGCTAGGTACCTATCGTAGTTCCAATACCCCCGCTTTAAGCTCCCATAAACAAACACTAGAGCCAGCCTAGGCTCATTCTCCGGTTCAGAGCTCTGGTGCGAGAGCGAATGGGTTTTGGTCATCATCATCGCTGTCATTTTGGGTCTCCGTACTATCGTTCTCTAGTTTCCGAATCTCTTCGCTGGTAACCATATCCAAATCTCGCCACATAGCCAAGATGGATGCCCTGATGTTGTGGATAGTTCTGGTATCCTGGGGCAGCTGAATGGTTCCAGCAATAAGCGCAAGAACCTGGCCATCGTTATTCATATGACCACCAAGAAAAGCCTCAATGCTCTTAGCCAAGCGTTTGTATTTCTTCCTGTCCCAGCCTTTGAGAACCTTGAGGTCGTTAGTTAGAGCCCGTAACCACGCTTTGCGGATTAGCTTTGGATCATCCGTTGCTGTTTTTGTGCTGCTCATTTAATCACCAATCCTCATCATCATCATCGTCTTCGTCATCTGGCCCACCAATTATATCAACCTCATCAGGGTGCAATGTTAGGGCTCCCCAGAGAGTTATAATAGAGCCCGATCGCGGGTTCTTGAAGCTTGGAGTCAAGACCTGGAACCCAGCACTAATCAGATGTTTAGTAACAGTGCCATCCCTAGTACTAGTGCAGATAACATAACCTGAATTTCCAACCAGCCTAGCTGCTACCCGCAGAGCTACGGCTCTAGAGTGGCTAGTGATTGAACTCAGCCCACTGTACTCCAGAATCCCACAGCACATAAGCCGAGTAAAGCCGCCCCCTTCATCACCCTCATCACAATCTGGATTAGCACAACGCTCATCGCAACTACAGTAAGGCGCAAACACTAGAACATCAGCCCATTTGCACCCTAGCTTAGACTTACCTGCTGCTTTCTTCTCATTCGCCGCTGCCACTCTCTCCCTCCTCAAGCTGACCAATGAATGCTAGAGTATTCTCACTCCAGCCATCCACCGTGACGAATCCCTGGCCATAGCCAATGCCATTGCGATAGGCTGCCACATTAATAATGTAAGCACTCGTAGCTACCAGGGGGTTGCTAATCCTTTGGTGGCTTTGCTCATCTGTGATGACGATGATCCTATCGTATCCTTGCTCAGCCGCCGCAAAAATGGCGTCCTGTGTGTTGGTACTATTTGGAGTGCAAGCAGCTTTAATAGCATCCCGCAGCGCGAATCCCCGACGAGCTGGAACTATGCTTGGCTTGGTGCTATAGCTCAGCACCACAATATCCTCGCAAACCTCCCGAGCCATAATAGCCAGCGCACACGCCGCGTCAATGCGCTCAAGCTCGCTCTTGGCACTGATTTTAGCATGATACATCGAGCCCGAGTTATCAACCACCAACGCGGTCTTACCAGCCAGCCGGGGCAAGCTCTCACATGCCCTGAGCATAGCTACTTCAATGGCTGGCTCCAACGTGGGGTTGTGTATAGCAGCTGCTACAAACCTAAATGGCAGGACTCGGTTGAAGTTAACTTGCTCGAAAGCTCCCGCAATATAAGCATCAGACATTTCATCCTCACGCATATTACGGAGATTGCGTAGGAAGGCTAGCCCTCCAAGCTTCTCCCCCGCCAGTAGTCGAGTCCATACTTCTCGTCGGGAAGCCTTGTTGTCTTTGGATATAGCGCTCAGCGCAACTTCCCAGGTATCCGGGGGCTCAAGGGTTCCTTCAACCAGCTTGGCCCACACTCCAGCTTGTTCCTTATCTCTTGGCTTGGCATGACACAGAAACAGCACATCTCGCAACTTAACCGCATTGTCTCGGTTGTACTTAGCCAGCTGATAGGCACCAAACTTAGTGAAAGCCATAGCTAGCCCTTTCTTCACCTGCGCACTCAATGGCTGCCGCTTGTCTTTCCAATAGATAGACAGAAACTCAGCCAGTTCGTCGGCTCGCTGAATTACCCGCCCGAGCGTTTCAGCTACCAGCCCTTTGTCCTTCAGCTTAGAGCTATCCCGCGCAACCTCGCGCACTAGAAATAACGGAACGTGACGCAAGTGTTGTTTCTCTCGCGCTTCAATGGCTATCTCCAGCACATCAGCTGGTTTACAATCCTTGACAGCCTGCGCAAGCAGCTCAGCTGAGCTCTTGCCATCCACATAAAACTGGTCCTCCCAAAGCATATGCGCCATAGTCAGCCTGCGCAGCTGCTGGACTGGGTTTGCATGAGCCGCTCTTGCGCCTTCATACGTAAATATTGGTGCTCGCTTGGAGCTAGAGTTAGTTTTCGCCACAGTTTTAGCCTTCTTTCATCAAGTTAGTTGAGCAAGGAACAAACGACTGGGCTCATTGTCTATTAACAGTAGAAGGAATCCCAATCTTCACCATTGCTCAAAATCATTTGCGCGGCTTCAGGTCGCTCAGCGTCTCTCGTCATACTGCTAGATCAAGCTATTACGCCTGCTCGCTAGTCAGAGACCGTGTGCTCAAAGGCTACCGCCCTCAATGACCGCGCAAACTTAAAAGGCAGCAAGAACAATCGCTAGGAGCATGACTGAGAGACTTGCTCTCGGTCTTCTAATGGCTTTAGAGGCCATTTTTGCAGAAGAAGTATCCCCCAACTACGCTATGCTACCAAGATTCTCAGCCTTGAAAACGTTTCAGCTCTCGGAGGAGCTAGAGTGGGGGAAGTCCCTCAACCCACGCAACATTTTCAAGTCTCAAACTAGCAGAAGGAACTAGAGCCCAATGGGGCTCAATCGCACAAGGCTTTCAGTCAGGCGCTCTATCAACTGAGCTACTCCAGCCGTAAGACTGGAGGCAGGACTTAAACCTGCGACCTCCCGATTAGAGTCGAAGTATCCCTATGCTACGCCATTCTGCTTTAATTCATACGAGGAGGTCGGTAGGTGAGTGGGTAGAGCCCCGTGCCTCCTCTGGTTAGACGGCGCTCCCACTAGCCGCCCAACGTAATCAAAGGCCAGAGAACAAACAAGCTAGGAGTTTTTCATCCAATTGAAGTATCCCAGCTCTTCACTACTGGCCAAACATTAGAATAACTCTCAACCCGCCGGGGCTGAGGGCTAATCTGAAGTTTGCATCCACCTCCCAGGCTCCACCGCGCTCACAGATTCCCCACTAGTCCAATCTCCTTTGCTGGGTTCAGCTGGCTTCTTTAATACAAGATTTTTGCCCCTTTTCCTATTCCTATCCTGGTGCCATTTCCTGATTCCTCTAATGGCCCCCGGAAGTGCTAATAGTCCTTTGGGCAGGAAATAGAATGGCACAGCTGCGGCCCCTACCAATACACAGAAAACTAGGATGAGAGGCCAAAATATGCCACAGAATACTCCAAATGCAATCCTTTCCTCATCCCCATCCTCTTGATACTGATGAACAGCAAAGGTCATGATGATTATTATTCCAACAACATAAGTAGTCCAACCGATTAAGCTGCCCATACCTTCCTCCCCGCTACCCGTTGAAAAGTCCTAGTCACAACCCCAGCTGGGCGCCAATAGTGAAGAGCATTCGGGCCCTGAGATTGTCAAGCACTTGTTGGCTCATCAGCTTCCACCTTTCTTTTTCATTCTCTTGCGAATAGTCCTCATTGAGACCTTCTTGCCTTGGTTATGCCTCTTGCCAGCCTGCTTAGCTGCCCAGCCACTACCAGCTCGCTTAGTTCCTATGCGGTTTAGCTCAGTAGTTATGCGAACTATCCTTTTGCGTTTTCGTTTTTGGGGCATTATCTAATCTGAGACCTCTCTGAGACCTCCTGAAGGGCTCTCTTGAGAGCCTCTAGAATTTCCCAATCTGGGTGCTCGACACGTACATAATAATCGGTTGACAAAATTCCTGGAGCCTTTCTCACTTCAAGAACTATGTCATACTTAAAGCAAACCCTTTCCAGCTCACTTATAAAAGCCGCCCTACGGACAAACCCAACCTTAACGGTGAATTTCATGCTTGCCACTTAGAGCTTCCTTTCCATCAACCGGCCTGCCGTCGCGGCCAGCTACTACATGCACGACCTGGCGCACTAGCAGGGGAGTCAATGCCCCTCGGCGCTTGAAGAACTCCCTGAGCCCACGGCGCGTTTGGGCTCTAGCATCAATTTGTTGTTGGCTCAGCATTCCAGCTTGACCTCCTGACCGCAAGTTAGACACTTGTTGTGAATCTCAAAGCCATCCGCAACATTTACAAAACAGCTACGATAACACTTCGGACAGCACCATGAACGCTGGGTTACAATGGTCTCGACGCTCTTGGGCTCCTCTGGCATCTCCGGCTCGGCTATTGGGCCTGCCCACCAACCAGATTTGTAATCAGCTATGAGACTCCAACCTTTGTCACTTGCTGATGCTGAATACACCTGTGACATTCCGGGAGCTCCCCAAGCTTTAGCATAGCCGTGGCTAACAACAACTGGGAACATCGGGTTCTTGGCCTCTCCCATGCGCCAGTACCACCCATCAACCTTCGGCTTCTCCCGAGTCCATTGGAGCTTAGCTGGAATCATAGCAGCTATACTATTAGCGTAGGCGTCAAGGTAGCCGTCCACAGTGAGTTGACCCGCCCGTGGGCTGTACTGACGTGTGAGGCGCAGGAGATTCTTAATGGTCTCCTTGAGCTTACCTTCGGCTGGGGGAGTTAAGAGCTGCTTTAGGGCTTCAGTTGCTGGCTCAGACATTGATATTGACTCACCATGGACTGTAAGAATTATGCTCCCATCTTTGTAAAGCACGACTTTGGAGTGTGAGTCTAGGTCAACTTCTCTCTTCACGTTGGTGTTTATCATTTTTCCTCCGCTCCTCCCTCAAATATACAAGCCCCAGGCAGCCCGAACAGCAGGAGCTTGATTAGGCTGGCAGCTGTATTAGGTGCAAGCTCAAACCTAGAGCTAGGGCTGGTCTGTATTTGCTACTCAAAACCCCCGCTCACTCCTACCGCAGCCACCCAGGGCCAGCAATTAAGCTGAGCTTCATTCTCACTCCCTAGCATTGCACTAGGACTAAGATTGTTCTCTGGCTTAATCCCTAAGCAAGATTACCAGTTGCCCAATTAGCCAACCTTCCCTAACCCTGCTATAGCTTAGCTTTTCCCTCATCTCAAACCCCTACCCTGAGCCAAGGCGATTCCATCTTATGCCTTGCCTGACTAAATTGTCATAGCTCTTGTAGAGTTAGGGGTTTGAGAACAGAGAAAACTAGCTACAAGCCTAGAGCCTCTCTTTCTGCTTTAGTTAGTTCAGCCATAACTATTATGCCTCTCTTAGCTTGCCGTTCCTCTTGCTTGCGCTTCTTGTCGATTTTCTGATGATTGGCCCACCACTCTCGCAGCTCAACGCTGCAAATTGCTTTATTCTCTACGTTGGTAATGGTCAGGCAAGCCTCACAGAGCAATCTGGTTAGCTTGTCAATTTGTGCTTGAGATTCTGCCCGCACATTTGATGGCGAGTCTCTATCATCATAGCATGGCATTATATCTTCTCATAACCCCCAGTCGCAGGATTGAACTTCCGGCCCCAATTAATAACCGTATTATACCTTCCAGCCCCAAGCTCGTTATAGTTCACCTGCCCACGCTTACTCGTATGAACAGCTCGCACCTTAGCAGCTATCGGCCTCTTATTCCCCCTATCCATTGCGCTATAGCTTCTCTGCTCGGTTGTTGGAGTTGAATTGACCTTAGCTATTATCTTAGCCAGCTTAGCTTCAAAAGCCATCTCGTCCATTATGCTAGCTGCACTGTTATTCCCCGTTTCCTCACTAACCTTACATAAGCGCAATAGGAACCTAATCCCTCGGAGCTTCTTATCCACGGTTGCAATTTCCTTAGCTATCTCCCTGCTCCCAGAACAATGATAGCACTCCATCAACCTCATGCCATGCAACCGGCAGCTAGCCTGAATGTCGCTTTTGTAATGTAGCGCCATATCTAGGCTTTCTCTGATCTTAGTCCATCGCCCAAGAGCTCTGGCTAGCTTCATTGGGTCTAGGGTATCGAGATCGAGGGGTTCTTTCGGCACTATAGAAGTCCTTTCATTTCAGCAGTTTTATTGCTTCTGGAAAAGCTTTCAAATAATCCGCACTAGGCTTCCCTAGCCGATATTTACTTCCTGACCTTGTAGTAACCACGCCATTTGAAATAGAAACTATGCGCGACGTTGTTATGCTGTCTCCAGCTTTCCACCGCTTATAATTTCTAGCTAGAGTTCCACTCAAATGCCTAGTCCTACACTCAGGGGGCAGATAAGCATCTCTTGGGTGATGGCCTATTGACCAATTATTGAGTTTTGGCACTAGGTTGTCTCCTTCAGTTTGGGCAAGTCCAATACTGGGGCTGACTTAATCTCCAGCCCACATGCGCATAGAAACGACCAGCGCGAATATTATTAGCCATTCGCCACCAGACTATGAGTTCGTTAATCTGTTGAGTTGTCATGGATTGTCTCCTCTACCAGAGTTTGAGAATCCAGCTCGGACTTGGCCCGAAGCCTAAAAACAGAAACACCTGCAATGGCCTTCTATACCATTCGAGTTCAAAACCTAAGCGTTTAGTCATGAGTTGTCTCCTCCTTAGGGTTTCTCGCAATAACCTTGCCTTGCTCATTGCGTGGTAGGTTAGCATAACTCTCACTAGCTTGCTGCTTAAGCCCATCAGCGCATTTAGTGCAATAAAACATGCGCTGGATGATGCAACCTTGAGTTACATATTCATTACATCCCTCACATCGGGGGCATTGGCTTTCCAACCACTCTTGTTGGCTCAATGGCACTATATGGGCTCCTTTTTGCTAAGCTCCACCACTAAAATTGCTATGCTAAGAGTCTAAAGCCAGCTCACACCCGCACACACCTAGGCGCATACCTGACGCGCTACCCGCCCGCCCGTTAGGCACACCTATGCGCCCACACCCGTGAGAGTGCAGGCGCATGATGCGTGTGAATCTAACCGCCCATGCGATTAGGCGGCTTTCGCCTGCCCTGCCTTGAGCGCCTTTCTCGCGGCGGCTTTGGCCTTGAGCGCGTCGATATTCGCGGCGTAGACGCTGCACGTGAATAGCACCTTGTGCGTGTCTGCGTCGCCATCCTTGACCATCACGGGCTGACCGCCATCGAGTGCCCGCACAGGCCGGGAACCGATTGAGCTTCCGAGCGTGAAATTCCCTGTCTCTGCCTGATCTTCGCTCTGGGTCGCGTATTCCGGCATGAAGACCAGAAAGCCCTTGCTTGGGGCCTCAAATGTTGCTCCTGCCTCGACTAGCAAGCCTGTCGCTTGCGGCCTTCCATCGCTCTGCACGGTCTCTCTCGCGGCCGCGCTGCCGAGGTTAATCCCGCTCAGCACCTTGCGAATGGTCTTGCCCGCTGCATTTGTTCCTGCGGGCGTGCTCTTTTCATTTGCCATAATCATTCTCCCTTGCGTTTTAGACCCGCACGGTCTTTATATAGCGCCCTTGCCCAAACTTGTGGCCCGAAGGCCGTTTTGGGCTAGCGCCGAAAAGCGGGGCGAACAAGGGCAAAGGCCGTGCCACAGCGCCAAAAATCGCAAAAACGCCAACAAAAACCGCATTGGCACGGCGATTGCGTGGCGAAAATCGACGGCCAAAATCCGAAAATTTGGACCAAAAATCGCAAGAAAGTCCAAAATTTCGGGCAAAAATCCGCAAACCGCTGATTCCAGGCCGCTTAGTGCCGCTGGACGCAAACGGCGTGCCACAAAATCCTTTCCGCACCTGCGGGCATGAGAGCTAATCAAAAGCCCAAGTAGTTTCCCTTTCAACAATTAGCAACGAACTAAGGTCAGGTCTCTTGTGTTCAATAACCTCTTTGCATTGTTCAACAAATTCCTCAACACTCAATCGTTGCTTGGCCTTATTGATGCCCCAAGTAGTTAAGACCACATTCCCTTTCTCGTAAGGCTTAGTAGAATCCAACCTATCTAGCGATACAGCTTGTTCGTTGCCTACTTGAGTTAAATCTAACTCTCTACCAGTGTAGAAGTCTTTGTTATCCTGAGCTTTAAGTAGCTCTAAAAGGTCTCTTATGGTAAGAGTAACCTGTGGGTGATTGCGCTTCTTAGACCTATTCTGTGCTCTCTCTAGCATTATCGTGAATCTACGCTTCCAGCTTGTTCTGTAGAGGTTCTTATCGTAAAGTCTCTTGGTGAGTTTGTCTTTCATGTATTGCAGTATACACTAGAATACACCCAAAGTCAAGTCAAATTGACCACCCAAGACCTGTTTCCCCAACACAACTCCACTACACCTAACCTCGGTGCATGTATGCTTTTGAGACAGTAATACACCCCTCGAAGTGTCACTTTTAGTAACACCTTTCTACATCTTGTATATACTTAAATATAGTATACTCTATATTGTATTCCATAAGTTGTTGATAAATAGTTAAAGCTTTACATTAGGTATATGAGTAGTCGCACAAATAGAGAGACTGAGATTGAGATACAGACTGTACTGAATCAGTACATAGGTGTAATACACCATACACCCATCCACGTAGGTTTGGGGGAGTGGGGCTGAGCCCCCGACACTAGACTTAACTACTCCATCTAAAGGCCTTAGCTCTCGGGGGCTCACCTGCCTGGGCGCTCATAGTCTCATAGTAGCTCTAGTTGTCGCGGGGGCGCACACGGGGGTGTGGTAAAGTTACCGGACTTGGGGGATATTTTTTTTTGTGAATTTGACAAAAATAAGGGGTTCGTGGTATTGTGACCATCAAATGACAACCACTATTATTTGCGGGGATGCAATAGCAGAAGTCTCCAAAATTCCCAACTTATCGGTTCAGTGCTGTATAACCAGCCCTCCATATTGGGGACTGCGGGATTATGGCGTGAACGGTCAGATTGGGCACGAGGAAACACCAGAAGTATATGTTGAGCGTTTGGTAGAGCTGTTTGCGGCTATTGGTGAGAAACTTACTGATTCTGGCACTGTGTGGCTAAATCTTGGGGATAGCTACTTTGGCTCCAGAAAAGGTTCTGGCGGCACTTATGAATTGAGTCAGAAGCAAAATACCAATAAAGGAGCTAATTTTGGGGTTAACCGACAAGCCATCAGGATTCCACATCACAACACGCTGAAACCAAAAGACTTAGTTGGCATTCCCTGGCGGGTAGCCCTAGCTCTGCAAGCTGATGGATGGTACCTGCGGAATGACATTATTTGGCACAAACCTAATGTGATGCCAAGTTCAGTAAGAGATCGGTTTACAATGGCTCATGAATACGTGTTTTTGCTAACAAAAAGCCCAAAGTACCTATTTAATCAACAATTTGAGCCATATTCTCCATCTAGCGATGCACGATACCGGCAGCGTTTACGGGCTGGCCGTGTATATGAGCAGAAAGCTCCTTATAAGGCCAATTTACCATATCATAGCGTCAAAGCCCGGGGGGACAATAAGGACAGATTAGTAGTGGGTGGATTTGAGGAGCGGGGTAGAAATGCTAGAACTGTTTGGACAATTCCAACCAAACCATACAAGGGGGCTCATTTTGCCACATTTCCTGAGAATTTAGTAGCGCCCTGCATTCTAGCTGGAAGCAATCAAGGGGATTCTGTATTAGACCCTTTTGCAGGTTCTGGGACGGTTGGGGTGGTAGCTAAGCAACTAGAACGAAACTCCATCTTAATAGAGCTCAATCCAGAGTATTGTAAACTTATTGCACAGCGAGTAGGGGACTAAAGCTCATCTTTGCAGTTGACATTGCGAAAAAAAGGTGATATAGTCCATCCTTGACTGGCAATCGCCTGTAGAGGAGAGAAATGAATCATACTTCAACTGCAACCGTAGTAAAAGTTCCAGGGGGCTACAAGGTCAAGAAAGAGAACTCCAACAAGACCTTTAGCAAAAAGCCCCAAAGCAAAGAAAAAGCCGAGGCTCAACTAAGGGCTATTGAGGCCAATAAACACAAACGAGGAAAATAACCCAAAATGTTACTCTTAACCCTTCTAGCAGGCTCCAGCATGGCTGGCTTGACCTCGCTGATAATCCCAGTACTAATATTTCTAATAGTGCTTTCGCTGCTTTATTGGCTCATTATCACCTTTGCGCCAGAGCCGTTTCAGAAATATGCCATCGCGGTTGTTATTGTAATCGCGGTGCTGGTTTTGATTAAGTTTTTGGCTGGATTTGCTTAAATTTATAGAGTCGTGCAGCCGGTAACGAGCAGAAAGCGTTCCAAAGGGCTACTAGCTTCTGCTGACTTGACCTCTTGTCTAATGGTGAAGAACTGAGATACTTCGTTCGACTCGAAGCCCCTTCGGGGGTATAGGTAAAATGCCTCAGTTTGCTGGTTCCTTAGACAAACTTTTATATCATGACCCCAGCAACCCAAAAAGCCATGTTCAGCTCCAATCGAGATGATTGGGAGACTCCACAGGAGCTCTGGGATGAGCTCGACAGGGAGTTTCACTTTGAGCTAGATGCTGCTGCAAATGAGCAGAACCACAAGCTTGCCAATTACTACAGCGAGGGGGCACTAGAGAAGGCTTGGGGGCTGATGCCAGAGGATTCGTATGTTTGGCTCAACCCCCCATATGGGAGAGAAATTGGCAAATGGGTAGAAAAAGCTTACAATGAGAGCCAAAACGGAGCCCCAACAGTTTGTCTCCTCCCGGCTCGCACTGATACCAAGTGGTTCCATGATTTTTGTCTCCCATATGGGGAAATCAGGTTCATTCGAGGCAGACTAAAGTTCGTAGGTGCTCCTAGTTCAGCTCCATTTCCTAGTATGATAGTGATTTTTAGACCAAAAGATGCCCAAGAGACCCCCAAATCCAGCCCAGAGCCTGCCCAAGCTAGCTAATTGGCCCGAAACTAGGCAAATCAAGGCTATTTTTGACCCTCAATATCTAAATAAAGAGCGTCGAGCTTGGTGTTTGGATTTTGTGAAGGTAGTTTACGAGAGCTTAGGGCTGAGTCCAGAGATTTTTGCCCGCCAGTTAGGGTGCTCAGGTAGGTCTGTTTACGGTTGGTTGGCCCGTGAGGGCAGTTTACCAACTGGAGACAGGCTGGAAGGCTTGCTCAAGCTCTATGAGGCCAATTTGAGAGACCCTGTAGCGCGGGAGCAGTTCTATTATGACCAAGCGAGCTAAAAGACCAGAATATACCAGCCAAGGGGCCCGAGTTATAGGGGAATTTAGGGTAGGCGAATCCATTCCACTTAAAGGATGTTGGCTAAAGGTAGCCCATGTTGAAACTGGAGTGCTAGTACTCGCGCTAGAGAGCTATACCAAGCGAGGTCAAGAGATTCTAGACGAGATGAAAGCCCGAATGGCAGTTGAGCTAGCTAGTCCAGTCCACCCAGAGGAACCAAATTGGTAAGATTATGACAAGTATTGCAACTACAAAATTGTTCTATCCTCTTGACGGGGCCGAACTTAAGAAGATCATCCTAGACGATTTCAAAGCCCAGCTAGATAACAACCAGCTGCTTCAAGCGCATTTGACCTTTCCAACCGCTAGTTTTGACCTAGAGCTCACAATTAGCTCTTATCCTATGGATAATGAGGCTAAGATTAAGCTAGAGAGACTATTAGGGGATGATCCTGACCCCAAAACCACCCCAGTCAAACAAAGCATTCGAGTCAGCCGAAAGCTAGGCGAAACCCAAGCCACCGCGCCCGATGCTATGAGAATTGAGCATGAGCTGCCGGTATTGGAAACGCAGCGGAGCGATAGTGGGCAATTGGTAGATGGGGAGAGAAAGAGGGGGCCGGTAGCTAGAATAACCGTTGGCAAGGGAGCTAGAGCTAGAGGAATTGAACCTGCTGCTGCGCTTGAGCCAACCTTAGGAGACGACGGTGAGCCAGTTAAAGCTAATAAATTTGAAAGCTAGAATTGCTGATAAACTAGTAAAAGTTGCAATTAAGCTGTATGGTAAGCCCCCACAAGCTTATCTTAAACCCCACTGGCCGTCAAATTTGGCATTTCTTGGGGGTCCATTAAATGACCAGCATCTTTCAGATGAAACTGCAGTTGAAGCTGCTTGCAGGGACTTCAAGTCTCGCCGAACCCCAGAAGAGCTTCTAGAGATGTACGCTGCAGCTTCAATGGGACTGTTCAGGGCTAATTTCGAGCCCTTTAAGCCAGCAGAACACATCCGAAATTACTATGAACTGGGACGTAAACAACCTCTATACGGAGTTTCGTGTGGATATTGTGGTGGATATGATGAATTTCATACAGTGCGCTGCTATACTAGAAGGGCTGGAACTGAGTGAGCCAATCAGAGTCAACAAATTTGAATAGACGAACCTTTGGGAAATGGCTAGGCTCAGCAGCACTCGGGCTAGCCCTAGCGTGGCAGACCTCAATTATTCCCAGTCCTTTCAAGGTTGGAGTAGCACCAGAGATTGACCCAAACTCTCGGCCAATCGACAATAATTACAGGGTTCAGGTTGGGGATAAGTATTCATTTGTGGTGCAAACTCCAGAATTGAGGGCTAAAATAGATAAGTTTTATGGTCGAACTGGGGTGAAGCATCAAGATTATCCAGTTCAAACAGAGCTAATACAGTTAGGTATTGGTGATAACTGGCGTGATTCCCCATCAAGGGTCTTTAATATAAACTCATGGTAAGTCCAGAAACCCAACGTCTAGCCGAAGTCCTAGAAGCTCTCGTAGCCGTACTAGAGCGCACCCTTCCACCCCCAGTTGTGCCGAATCCGCCGGAAAAGCTCTGGGGCGCAGACCACATTAGCTACATAGACGACGAACTCCTATGGGAACAAGAACAAGAGCAGATGCGCTTGCAAGCCAGGGGCGTAAAAGAGACCGAGCCCTCAAGCGACTAGAGGTAGCTGGAACGCTAGATTATGCCTTTAGGGGCGTAGGAGGTCGAGAAGCTGCGGTGGCTATGGCTAGGCTGGGCTCTCACCGAGATGACCAGCTCAGGCGCTTGGTGGATGCTTATGATGAAATGAGTCCGGCCCAGAGGCTAGAAGTGGGGTTGCTCGAAACTTTAGCTCTAGCAGTTGGCCTACATCCAGCAGAGTTCTTTGGCCGGGTTAGTTCGGTGGCTTATAGACATAATTTTGACGTAGCGCAGCTCACGGCAGCTATGAAGGCTAAAGATATGATAGAAGCTGCTGCTAGTTTTGGGCTTGAAAAGGAAGGCTTTAAGGACAGAGAGCTGGTGCTAAAGGCCAGCAAAGTCCTAGAAAGTGGGCCGCTGGTAACTGTTAGTCAGCAGACCATAAATGCCCAAATGGCAGCAGGATTGCCTCCTGTTGAGGGCTCAACTGGTAGGATAAGCGAGATGATCCGGGCCTTGCCCGAGGCTGGAGAAGATTACACCGATGCGGAATTTAGCGTAGCAGAAAACAAAGATGATCAAGAAAAGGAAGAAGAAATTGATTCATAGACACCCACACGCGCATTGCTTACATGCGAACTTGAAGTATTGTTCGGTTTGTGACACAGTGTACTGTACGGACTGTTACAGAGAGTTCGGGCGCAGGCCCATTCGGTATGGCTGGAGCGGAACGTATCCAAATGTTTGGAGTAGTTCAACCGTCAGCGAAGTTCCCCTCGGCTCGACAACTACAGGGAACCCAACCTTGAGCTGCACCCATAACTAAACTTTGTACTCGCCCAAAGTCATCTCCCACCACAAAAAGCTCGCCGAGCGTGAGCTGGGCAGAGCCCTAGCCGAGAGCACCGGAGCACAAATCGAAGCCTATGTCAAGCACTTCAATGAGCTTCTAGGTGAAAATGGCCAACCAACCCGTCAGCTAGCTCAAGATGAGCTACAGTGGATAGAAACCGAAAGGCTACTCTGTACGCTTGACTTTCGCTATTGGGCTAGAAATTATGCCTACATTAGGGATAAAGGCAATCGCAAGGTCAAATTTATCCCCAATATAGCCCAAAACATCATCCTAGACATCATGGGCGAAATGCAAGAGCTAGGCATTGCCTTGATGCTTCAGCTACTCAAGGCCCGCCAGCTCGGTATGAGCACTTTGTTTGAGCTCATAACCGGCCATAGAGTTCAATTTCACTCCCACGTTAACGCCATCGTGGCTAGCTCCGACCCAGATAAGTCTCGCAAAATGGCCGACATGATGCTATTCTGTTGGTCAAACCAACCTTGGTGGCTGCTCCCCCAGCGCACCAAATATAAAGCAGGAGAACTAATAGAATATGGAGAACTTGACTCCGCAGTTAGTATTCAATGGGGCAACCAGACCACTGGTATCGCCCGTGGTACCACACCTACGGTTGCTCACCTCTCTGAGCTCGCCGACTTTGAGCAGCCCGAAGAGCTCGTCGATGCCTCACTATTGCGAGCTATGCATGATGATCCCTTCGTATTACTTGCCCTTGAATCCACAGCTAACGGTCGAGACAACTGGTGGCACAAGAAATGGGAATATGCCAAGGCTAACTACTCCAAAGGTATGTCAAGGCTGCGGCCAGTATTTCTACCGTGGTATGTCGGGACAGATCTATACCCCAACACAACTTGGCTCAAGGCTCACAAGGTTCCGCGTGATTACAAGCCAAGCGATCAGGTAGAAGACCATGCCAGCAGGGCCGAGGAGTATGTAGCTGCTAACCCGATTTTGAGTAAATACTTCCCAGCTGGCTGGCAGATGCCAGTTGAGCAAAAGTGGTTCTATGAGGTCAATCGGCAAGAATATGCAGCCAACGGGGAGCTAAACAAATGGTACCAGGAGATGCCAGCCGATGACCTAGAGGCCTTCCAGCACAAGCGAATGAGCATCTTCGGGGCCGAGTTCCTGGCTGAAAAACGAAACGCTTGCAATCCCCCGCTAGTTGTGCTAGGATTGGTTGGTGCAGAGGGTGAAATTCCCCTCCGCCTCCAGCCGAGCGAGCGTGAGATAGACCGAAAATCCTCATTCAAACCGCTTACTATCGACGCTACTAGGGTTGGAGCTAAGGGGAGATTTCAACTGGTTCCGCTAAAGTGGACTGGATTAAGTGATATGGACCCTCTGGGGAAGATATTTCTATATGCAATGCCAGAAAAATTCAACGACTATGGAGTTGGAGTTGACACTGCCTTCGGGGTCGGCCAAGACAGAACCGTGGTGCAAGTCCTGCGAAAGGCTACTCCTTACTCAGATGCCGAGCAGTGCGCAGAGTTTGCATCAGATCAGAGCGGAGCTTTTGAAATCTGGCCGTTTGTCCTCGCGCTGTCTACATTGTTCTCCACCATCCCAAGCGGAGGTGGAGAAACTAAGCAAGCTAAAATAGTGGTAGAAATGGCGGCCAATGGTGAAGCTACCCAGAACGAGCTCTGGAAGCGAGGCTGGCATAATTTCAGCCTTCAGCAAAAGCAATACACTAGAGGAATGGTTTTGACCAACAAGACAACCCCACTATTCGGGTGGAAAACCACCGAAGCTAGCCGGGGGCCGATGCTTGACTTTTTGCGCAAAGCCCTAGTGGATGGGTGGTTACAGGTTAACAGCCCGTGGTTTGTTGATGAAATGGGGAATTTCATCAGAAATGAAAAGAAAGAAAGGCTAGAGGCTGCTGAAGGAGCCCACGACGACAGACTAATGAGCCTAGGAATTGTCCTATTTGACCTTCATAGAGCTGAACAGTATCGCAGCGCAACCCCAGCATGGCAAGCTAGAGTTCAAGCTGACGCCGAGAGCCAGATTCACCCAGTCTGGAAACCCAGCTGGCACATAGCTGCTGGAGCTGAGAAGGCCCCCGAGGACTACTGGGTTGAGCGGGGAGAGTTTGAGGAGTTTTGCTAAACGATGAGCTATAAAACATGGACAAAAGAACCCGAAGATTCTGGATGGAATTGGAGAAGGGGGCACCGTAAATGTGTGACTGTGATATTTATAGTGATGAGTCTCTCAGTTCGTTAACGCCAGAGCAGCTTCTAGAGCTTATTAAGTTCCACACTGAGTCTATAGAGAAGTGGGAGAAAATGAAAAAGGCTCCATATTTTGAAGGTGGGGGGTTTACAAAGACTGTTTTTACTTATGAGAGTTAAAGCTTATATCCGCGAAGATGGAGCCGTTCAGTTTATAATCAAATTCCTCAGCGGCCAATGGTTCTTCAACTGGCTGCCCCCAATAAGGATGGGATACTATATTGATGAAGTGCGATAACTGCGCCCAAGAGCTCCAAATCGGCGACTGGCCCTTCTGTCCCCATGGCAGCACCACAATGACCTCTAGCTTCACCGATAAACCAATTGTGGTTTATAAAGATGGCTCCGGCAATGTCCAGTTCCCAGGCCGAGCAGACGAAAAGCTCCCCAAGCGCCTAGCCAAGCTCGGCTTCGAGAAAGTCGAAATGACCCCCCACGAAGCTAGGCGATTCGGCAAGCAAATGAACTCCCTAGAGCGCATCAAGATGGAAAAACACCTCTCTGCTATGCAAGCAGCTTATGCCCATGTTCACAAGGAACAACGCGAAGAGCTCCGAGTAGCCATGCGCCACATGAGCCCCCTAGGTCGGGACCTAGCCCAAGCTGCCATAGAGCGCGCCGACCGAGAGGAAGGTTCCAAATACTACACTTCTGATCCCGGATTTAGAATCGAAATCCTTGAGTAACTTTATTTATGCTCTCCAACCTCACCCCAAATTCTCCCGAGTTCTACAAAGCTCCCCCAATAACCGCAGACGAAAAAGACAAACTAGCCTGGGTGACTCGTTCTATCTCCCAGGGCGAAGCTCTAATTCGCTCGACCCGAGCCTTTGAAGATATCGACACTGCCATTGCTACCATAGCTGGTGCTACCCAACGCCGCCCCGCTAAGCTCTCCCAGCTCCACATCAACCGAATCAAGCGCCAGATGCGCGAAGTAGTCGGCACCCTCTCCAACATCCGCCCCATGTGGGGCTACAAGTCCGACAACCCCCTCTATGACCGACACGTTGAAATCCTCAATAAACTCATGCTTGCCTGGTTCCACAACCAATTCGTGGATCGTTCGATTAGAGAAGCCCTCCAGTATGCCACTGTACTTGGTACAGGTTATTTGTCCATTGCATGGGAAAGAGACCTTTGGTTCGCAGGGCGTGGAGACGTTGCGCTTAAGGCTCATGGACCTAAAGACGTGCTGCCGGTGGGTATTGGCGCAGACAATGATCTGCAACGCGCTCAAGCTGTTATCATCAGAACTGAAGTACCATTAGGTCAAGCAGTTGCAATGTATCCATTGCATAGCCATTGGCTAAGTCCGGATAGAGATGCTCCGAGCTGGTTCGCTAAAGCTAAGGAAAAGGTACAGAAGTGGGGCAGTCCGGTGCTAAATTATGCAACCAGCCAGAGCACTAGCACGGATAATTATCCAACCATAGATATATTCAACATTTACATCCGGGACACCAGTGTTAATCATTCGGGAGCCGATATCCTAATGGGTGACGCTGGGACTAACTGGAGCTACACTGTTCCTTACGTGGGTAAGCAAACTCCAACTGGAGCGCTGAATGCTGATGGAACTCCAAAGATTCACGTAACAACGCCAGAGGAGGCGCTGATGTACCCGAGGCTCCGGTTAATTACCTGCACTCGGAGCCATATCATAAAGGACGGCCCTAACCCGTTTTGGCACGGCAAGGTGCCAATAGTGCAATTTCGAGTAGACGACTGGCCTTGGGAATTCTTGGGCTACAGCCTAGTTCGAGACTCGATTCCAATCATGGATAGCGTTAATAGCTTGTATAGGGCAGTTGTGGATAGTGCTAACGTGAGGCTTCGACCGCCCGTGCAGTATGACCGCTCTGTTGTTGGGAAGCCAATGATAGATAGATTTGACCCCCGGCAAGCAGGGGCTAAGATTGAAGTAGACTCAACCGCTGGGGTAACCGATCCAGTTAAACCAGTTTTCGACCCTTCGCAGTTTGATGTGCCGAATTGGATTCCCGAAGTAATGCAAACCCTAGAAGATAGGGCTGATTATCTAGTTGGCGTTCAGGACCTGACCTCTCTAGCCAAAGCCCGCCAAACCCCAGCTAGCGATAGCATCGAAAAGCTCATGGAACTAGCAGGACCGCTGGTTTATGACATGAGCCGCAACATGGAACGCTCCCTACGCGACGTGGGAGAGATGTTCAAGAGCATGGTTTTCCAATACTACACAGCAGCTAGGAAGGTTCAAGTTTTAGGCCCAGACGGCTTGACCGAAGAGGACTTCGACTTCGAGCCTGCTAGTATGATTCCTTCTCATTTCCCTTGGGAAGACGAGCGGTTCCCAAGCTCCAGCCCCCAGCACCTTCGAGCCAACTGGCACCAGAATAACTTTGTGTTCCACGTTGTCCCAAATAGCTTGCACCAGATTACTCAAATGACTCGGAAGCTACTGTACCTCCAGCTCCAAAAGTCTGGTGTCCCTATTGATCCCTGGACCTTAGCTGAGGTCTTCGACATTCCGAACTTCGGCAAACCACCCGACGGCGCTAACACAGTAGTGGAGCGCTGGGAGGCCTGGCAGAAAATCATGGCCGAGATCCAAATGGCAATCCAGATGCAGGCCCAGCAAATGATGCTAGCAAATAGCCCAGAAGGGCAGGTGCTGGGGGCTCTAGGGGCTATAGGTCAAGCCGCTGGCCAAGAGGGTCGCCCAAGCTCAGGTCAGGAACCCCCACAAATGCTTGATAAAAAGGACGAAAACGGCATCCCACGCCAGACCATCAGTGAATCAGGAGCAGGAGGACCGAATTAGTTATGAGCAAGGCCAAATGCCATGATTGTGCCCGCCCATATGGGGATAAACATGGGTTCCCAGACTTAATTGTACCCTCTTATATATGGCGTCGCATTTCTCCAACTAAGAACTTAGGGGGTCTTCTCTGCCCCAGCTGCATATGTAAGCGCCTTTATGATGCTAAGATTAAGAGCTGCCCAGCCTCATTCATGTCTGGACCAATACGCTCAGTTTCCGAGGATCTTATGCAGGTAATTAGGAGCACAGAGAACCTCACTGAGGAATTAGTCCGAAAGTCATACATTGACACTTGACAACTCTGTTCTTTTATGATACATTCACTATGCAGAGCCCCTCGTGGGCCTGTCCTCTCTGCAACTCGTTTGGGGCTAGCCGAGCAAATGCCAGCCCCACACCTTTAGGCTATAGTACAGGTTAAATAGCACTGGTGCTGCTCTAGTAGGAACCCTTCTAGAGAATTCGCCCAGTAGACCCTCTGGGAAGCATTACCAAATATCTCAACGATGAAAGCCGAGCTATAAGACCTTGCCAATCCCCTCGCCGTCCTTAGGAGTCGCCCAAGCTCCAATGGCACCAGAAGCTCCCGCAGCTCCTTCGCCTTCCCTTCTAGGGCAATCAACCGCTCAACCTACCCAGGCAGGGCCAAGCCCTGAGCAGGAAAGTTCGGCTTTCATGGCTGAGATTAGAGACCTTACTATGAGGATAACCTCGCTTGCACAGCAATATCCTCAATGTGCCGAAGACTTTGAAGTATCAGTTCAAAGCCTTATCAACGGCATGACCAAAGCGATCATCAGTCAATCAACCACAGAACCGGGCTCCGCACCAAACTTAGTCGGATAAGAGCTGATCACTCTCCAAGCCCTGGGGAACTGTGACAATTAGCTAATTCTCCAAATTAGCCCCACCGGAATCTGGCATTCGTCCAGAAAGGTAAAAATGAGTAAATCAACTACAGAGGCCTCAGCTGCCTGGCTAGAAGACCTAAAGAAAACCGGAGCCATCTCTGATGAAGAGTGGAAGGTTCTTGAAGGTGTTATAACTAAAGCTGAAGTTAGTGAATTCGTTGGCTCCAGTGTCTTGCGTCAGCAAAGCTACAGCAAAACTATGAATGAGCTCAAAGATCGGTACGATGGCGAACTCGCCAAAGTCCAAACCTATGAGCGCGAACTAGCAAGCTGGAGAGCCAATACCGAGAAATCCGTGAGTCAAATCCAAAACGAACTAGCCCAAGCGCGAGCCGAGCAAGCTCGAATCGTGCAAGTCGCCAAGAGCTTTGGCCTAGATGAAAACGACCTCGGAGCCAGTGTGGCTCCATTCACTACACCTCCAGGGACTCCAAGCGAGCCTGCTAAGCCCGCTTTTGACCTAGAAGCCCTTGGTCAGAAATTTTTAACTCAAGAACGTGCTGATGAGATGGGTGCCATGTATACTCTACTCCCAGCCGAAATCAACGACATAGTTGCGGAACACCAAGAACTATTTGGCAAGAGCCCTAAGGGAATGCGCCAAGTAGTTGAACGCGCCATTAAGGAACAGCGTTCTGTCCGCGATGTTTATGAGGAAGAGTTCAAAGTAGCTGACCGTAGAGCCGAGCTAGAGTCCCAAGCAAGAGAAGCCGAGATTAAACGGCGCGTCGAAGAGGAACTTACGAATTGGCGCACCCAGAATCCTGAAGCTAGTATTCCCCGTCCTAGCTCCCAGCGCTCTCCCTTGCTAGCAGACAGATCAGTGACCGAGATTCCCGGCGCGGAAAACGCCAGCAAAGATAACTTCATGTCCAGCGCTCAGGCGCAGAATGATAGTGTCCGAGCTGCGGTAGCGCATTGGAATAGCTTGAGTCACGAAGATATTTAACCTGATGGGGCTAACCTTTGAAAATTTGGAGGCTTAGCTAAAGGCTAAGAAACTTATCGAATGGCAGATCCTATTTATGATGAGCTAAACCTCACCACAAAAAAGGAAATCTACCCGCGTGTGATAAAAGACCTTTTCTTTTTGGACACGCCACTGCTGGCTTATTTACGAGCTAAAGCACTAGTACCTTTCACGGGTGGTAGTGAGATGCAGTCAACCTTTCTTTATGCTCCACTTCTGGGTGGAATGTACAAAAAGGGCGGGCCAGGATTCAACCTTACAAAACCACAGACCCTAGCTGGAACCACGTTCCAACCGAAATACTACGAAGTAAACGTAACTGAATACCTCGAAGATATTGAAGTTGAGAACAAAGGCCCAGAAGCGGTTTTCTCACTTATCGACACTGATCTTCGTAATGCTATGCATACTATGACTGAGATCGTCGCGCTCGCAATGCAGCGCCACGGTTCGGGCATCGTGACTGGCGTAGCAGATGATCGGTCCGGCCATATCAACGGTTGGATTGAGGCTATGAATGATGGCCTTACCGCAGGTTGGGATGGCAATTACTTTACCAGCTACGGCACCGCGCCCAGGAATGCTGTTATCGGTGGAGCGCTGAACTCCGAGCCCTATTGGGCCGGAAATAGTGATGGCTCAACCGGAGCTATTACCTTTAAGGTCCTAGAAGAGACTTATCAGAGTGTAGCTATTGGCCGCAAGGAACCGGATCTTGGTGTAGGTAACAAGCATGTTATCTCACTGATCAAGGAACGAATGCAGCCGCAACAGCGCTTTGCGCAGGAAAAGGACCCGATTTTTGGCGTTCATGGCTTTAGATTCAATAATGCTATGATCCTCAAGGACGACCTCTTCCCATCGCTCAAGTATGGCAAAAGCCGCAGCACTGGTAGCTTCCTGACCAGCACTTTTACTTCTCCGGCCACAGTTGGGGCGAATAGCAATATGCCGACCTCTACTGTTTGTACGGTTGGTGAAGTCTTTAACTGGTTCAACACTTCCACTTGGGCGGTTAGAATCTCTGACTCACCTCGCTTTGGTTTCGGTTTCACGGGCTTCAAGCCCCAGATTGACGGAACTAGGGTAGCTGGTCAGATCCTTGCTGCGCTTAACCTCCAGTGCTTCGAGCCCCGGCTCAACAAGCAAATCCTGGGGATTGGAAGCTAAGGAGGAACTATGGCATACACTAATCCAATCGCCCGTGTATCTACGGGCAATCTCGCAACTGTTAACGACGCTAACGCAGGGGGCTATAGTCAGAGCGACAGCGCTGGCCGGGCCCCTGGTCAGGTTGGGCAAATCATTGAGCTAAGCGAAGTCGAAGCTCAAAAGATGAGTGCTAACCTCCACGCAGGCAAGTATCAGTATGTATTGTTTCAATCGGGCTCTAGCAACGCAAACGCTCGGGGCCAGGTTGTAGAATACGCAACTGCTGCTAAAGAAGTGCTATTTACTGTCAATCCAGATCCAACTACGGCTGGCTTGGCTCGACCCGCTGGTATTGCCCTTGGGGCAGTCAGTAAGGGCCAGTATGGCTGGATTCAAGTAGCAGGCCTTGCTACGGTCTTGTGCAAAGCTAGCGTTACAACCACAACCGATGGTACCATTGGCGTTTACGTCTCTGACACTGTAGGTGCTGTGGATACTCTGGCCGACGGCACCACCACGACTAACCTTCAGGTTAAGTCTGTGCTGGGGACGTTTGCGGAAGCTCCGGCTAACGGAGCCTTGAAGCTCTTTAACCTGAGAGACTTAACCAAGGTCTAAGGAGGACTAAATGGCAATTACTAGAACAGTAGTCCCTGACTCCGAAGATATTTGGGGCAAAACCCGAGTACGGGCCGAAGACATTGTTCTGGACACCAGCTATCCGACGGGGGGCTACTCGCTCCCCGCATCGGCGCTGGGTTGGAGCCAGATCAATGGAGCGGTGAAGCTTGGGGGCAACTCGGCAGCTGGGGGTTATGCTGTGCATTATGATACCGTGAACAAAAAGCTCATGGTCT